TTGTCAATAGGTGAACAAGTGTACACTACCTGGGGGGATATGTAGTGAACATTTGTACAGTAACTTGCGTGCTTTTCATCAAAGAGGCTATAGAGGCGGAGGGAGCTAGTATACACAGTACACTAGTGTACAGATGTACAGCAGTCTTATAGTGTACGGATGTATAGTGGTGTTCAGATGTTCGTTATTGTTAAAGACTAGTGTACAAGTGTATAGTACCTGGGGGGGTAGGTGGTGTACAAAAAAACCCCCTCTTGCGAGGGGGTCAAAACTCACTGGCCCGATAGATGGGCGGTTATATGTCCTTCCAGCATCGGGTTGCCAATAACCACCCAACGGGCGGCGATATAGCTATGGCATACAACAGGATAGGCAACAGCCAATCAATCATAGTGTCAATCATAGTGGTTCCTTCCAAAGTGGCCCCCCCGTTGGGGGGGCAGGTCAGTTGTCGGTTGCCTAGCTGATTGTTCCAGCGAATCGCATTGTTCGCAGTGGCTTCGCAGCCCATTCGATAGCCTGCCGTAAACCCTTGCCATCGCTGGCAAGAACCACCCAACCCTTGCCTGAATCATTCAAAATCAGATAGGCTTCGCGGAAAACGCCATCGTAGAATAACCGAACCGACTGAATCGGCAGGTTGCCGTCAACGTTATTCGCTGACAATGGCACGTCCTTCGTCGCCAGCAGGTCGCTTCCCATGTCGCGGGCTGCAACACCGTGGGCGTGGATGTCAGCGTGGGGGGCAGTGTTATCTTCGCATTTGATAAACAGCATGTCAGAAACTCCAAAAAAGGTAAAAAGGGTAAACTCCAAAGTGGCCCCCCCAGTGGGGGGGCCGGTCAGTTGTCTTGCCACTAGCTATCGTGGCGGTCGATGATCTCCAAATTGGACATCTTCTCAGCACTGTAGCGGCTCTTGGCCTTGGGACGGTCATTTTCGTCCCGATACCGGCTTGCATTGTCAGTGTGCCGCAGCAACAATGCTGCATTGGCAAAAACTTCCAACACCACTCCTTCCCGGGACTTCCCGTGGTAGTCGAAAGTCACGACATCCCCAACAATGGGGTCATCGCCACGGGTAGCAGGGGCAGGATTCTCAGCACGAAGGTCAGCGATCAGTTGTTTGATAGTAGTCTGCATTGCAGAAACTCCAAAAACAAGAAACGAAAATCAGGTTGATCGAACGCCGATCAACCACACCAAAGGTATCGGCAACGTATGGGTGGATCAACACCAAAACCCATAGTGAACATCGTTTTTTTTCGTTTTTCGCTGTTTTTCTTATAAAGAAAACTGCCCAAAAAAAACTTTTTTTTTATCGGTGTTCAGTAGTGTACATATGTTCCTGGACAGTTGGTATTTGCACAATTCCCGGATAGAATTGTTGCAGGGGGCGGGATTCTATCAGACGGTGGATAGTGTACAGACGTAGACTAAAATTGAAGGGGGTTTAAACAAAATCAAACCTCAAAAATTTAAATGACCACTTTTAAGAAAATCACAACCCTGTAATTTCAATTGACCACTTTTATAGAAACTCTAGTTATCCGTTTGGAACAAACGGCATTTGCCTCGACCACAAGCTTTTTTAATACCAAGCTTTTGTCGCATCTTTCTGACTGCGTTGAGAGTTTTACTTAGAGCTTGAGCAATATCTTTATCCTTCATACAATGTGCATTTTGTTTTACAAACTCTTTGTCTTCGTTAGACCATTTTATATTCATATGTCATATTCTCCTTTAGGGGGTATATAATATTGTATATCGAACGACAACTTTTCATACAACAATTTTATAAATTTATGGAGATTCAGAAAAATGGCAAGAGCACCACAGCACCAAATTAAAGCTGCTTCAAGTACTTTAAAGGTCACAGCAAGTGAAGAACTCGAAAAGGAAGTTGAAGAAGAAATTAGTACCGCTAGGGAAGAAGCAGATGAAAAAAATATCGCAGAGCTTTTAGATAAGGACCAAGATGAAGATTCCTGATGGCTATACAGAGCAACAGGTAATACAAATTATAAACAACATATCCAATAAAATAGTTAATAAATTTAAGTTTGGGTATCACGAAAAGGACGACATGAAGCAACAGGTTTATATTGAAGTATTGAAACCTGATAAAGCTGGCAAAAACATATTAGATAAGTTTGATCCAAAGAAAGGAAAGCCCCTAGAAAGCTTTTTATGGATACATATTCGCAATCGGCTATACAATTTTAAAAGAAATAATTATGCCCGGCCTGAGAAGCCTTGCGATGCTTGTCCTTTAAATGCCTATGTTAATAAAAAATGTACTGCTTATACCGACGAGTTAGACTGCGAACATTATTTTAAATGGGTTGGGCGTAACAACACTAAGAAAAATCTTATGTCAACGAAGTTCTACTATGATACAACTGAAAGTGATAGTCTTTCTGTAGAAGAAACTGTGTTTAGCAAAGAGATATATTCAATAGTTAATTCTAATATCCCTCTATCTTTGCGTGAAGACTGGTTAAGGTTTACCAATAAACTCAAGTTGACTAAAACTAAAAAAGAAAACCTAATTAAAAATATTTTAATAATTTTAAAGGAGCATGGAATAGAACCATGAGTAGAAAACGAGGAAAGCTATCCAATCAAGAGATGAACTATATCAGACAAAACTGTTTTGATCTTCCCTTGGATGAAATCGCAAACAATCTAAATCGCACAATAGACCCTATCAAAAAATTCATCGACAAAGAAAATCTTAAAGCCAGAGATTTAACCGATGATGAGCACTTGCTATCTACTTTACGAACTCGATATTATTATCTTGAGCTTAAAAAGCAGATGGATGACGCAGAGATAATTTTCTTTGAACACAATTGGATAGACTTCTTCAAGCAATTCAATGAAGATGTTACTCATACCGAAGAAATGCAGATTCTTGAAGTAATCAGAACAGAGGTTCTTATCAATAGGTCTATGGAAGACAGGCAAGAGATTGTCAAGAATATCAACCTTATAGAAAAATTAATCGACGAAGAATTAGAAAAGCCTAAAGATCAACAAGACAGTCAAGCACTTGCTCTTTGGCAAACCCAGCTTGGTTCTTTGATAGGCAGCAAGTCAAGCTATATCAACGAGCATGAAAAGCTTCTTACAAAGAAGGAACGTTATCTTAAAGACCTCAAAGGTACACGCGAACAAAGAAAGCGTGTTGCCGACGATGCTAAAACAAATTTCTCTATGTGGATGCGTCAATTGGATTCTCTTGAGATGAAAGAAAAAGAAGGCTTTGATATGGAAGTACAAGCTATCGCCGCAGACAAAGCTAGGAAAAGATTGGCAGAGCTTCACGAATACGAAGATGGTGAAGTAGATCAGCCTTTGTTGAATACTGATACAGTTATAAAGGACGCAGATTGATGCAAATAGTTAGCGATGAGATTTATAGAATAGTTGAAAGAGAAGTTTCAAATTATGTTCCTGTTTCCACCAATCAACTAGAAAAAGAATATGTTTATGGTCCAAGTGATTTAGTATTGCAATTTCACACTTGGGAAGGAAATCCTCAAGTTCGCATTTCAGAACGTGATAATCCGGTTTTAGCACAACAGACTTTACAAAAACCTATTGTCAATATTAGATTACAAATGCTTGCTAAGGCTTGGCATATCGCTTGTAAAAAGCATAACATATCTCATATTGATATTCATATACCTGTTTGTTTTTCAGACAGTTCTGATATGCCGTTGCAAAAATATCCTTGTTTGGTATTTAGTAAAGCGGCATACTCAAGTAACATCTTGATGCCAAGCTTAAACAACTTTGTTCATTGTGGCGAGATAGATCAATTAAAAGTTTGCGATACTCCGATAGAAACAAAAACAAACAAGATGTGCTTTGCTGGTTCTTTTACTGGTAATACAACTTTTGATTTAAGAAATAATCCCCGGCTCAGACTAGCTGCCTTTGCAGCAGAAAATCCAGACATAACTGAGTGTTGGATCGGTAGACCTCCGGGGGAAGCCCCAGAAGTTTTTGAAAAAAAGCTAAAAGAAGCTAACGATCTTTATTTTACAGGAAACATTATACAAAATACAAACCAAGGGAAAAGCATACAAGAACAAATACAGCATAAGTATCAGTTGGTTGCCGATGGACATACTTGTGCTTGGGCTAGACTTCCTTGGCAGATGTATTCTAACTGTGTTCCGATCAAGGTTAGAAATCACAAAAGAAAAAATATTGAATGGTTTTATCATCTTTTAGATTTTTCAAAGCATTGTATTGAAGTAGGAGTAGAAGAACTCAAAGAAGTATACGAAGAACTAGAGAAAAGACCAAAGCTTCAAAAGGACATTGCAGAAGCAGGCAAGGATTTTGTTAAAAAATACTGGACTCAGGATTTGGCAATTGATGTATTTGCCCAAACCATGATCCTACTTAACCAAAAACAACTACCAATAGATAGGATTTAAAATGAAGAAGGCTATTATAACAGGGATTACAGGACAAGACGGAAGTTATCTAGCAGAGTTGTTGCTTGAAAAGGGTTATGAGGTTATAGGATTGGTTAGAAGAACCAGTAATGAGAACTCTACATATAGAATAGATCATATAAAGGATCGAATAAATCTTGTAGAAGGAGAAATTTCTGATTCTGGATCGGTGTATTCATTAGTAGAGGAACATAAACCTGATGAAATTTACAATCTTGCTGCACAATCACATGTTGGCACTTCGTTTCATCAACCTGACTACACTTTCCAAGTAGATGCGTTAGGACCGCTTTATTTTCTTCAAGCAATTCATAAATATTCGCCTAAAACACGTTTCTATCAAGCTTCTACTAGCGAACTATTTGGAAAAAACTTTACAGAACAAAGAGAACCTTGGGACGATACGGTTGTTGATAGGTATCAAGATGAGAATACAGAGTTTATGCCACAGTCTCCTTACGCTGTAGCTAAACAAGCCGCACACAACATGGTTAGAATTTATCGTGAAGGTTATGGTATTCATGCTAGTTGTGGTATTTTGTTTAACCATGAAAGTGAAAGGCGGGGTGAAAACTTTGTTACTCGAAAGATTACCAAGTGGATTGGTGAGTTTGTAGCGTGGTCTTCGGAGGAAGGATATAATGATCCAAAACCTCAAGATGGAGATAATATTGTCAAATACCCTTTTTCAAGTGGGTTTAATCCAACCTTTCCCAAGCTTCGTCTAGGTAACTTGGATGCTTATCGTGACTGGGGACATGCAAAGGATTATGTAGAAGCTATGTGGCTAATGACCCAGCAGGAAGTACCTGATGATTATGTCATTTCCACAGGAGAAACTTATTCCGTTCGTGATTTTCTAAAAGAGGCTTTCAATGAAATCGGTATTGACGACTTTGAACCATATGTTGTTATTGATCCTAAGTTTTATAGACCAGCAGAGGTTGAATACCTCAAAGGCTGTAGTCATAAAGCAAGAGAAGTATTAGGGTGGAATCCTAAAATTTCTTTTAATCAATTAGTAAAACAAATGGTTCGGAGCGATATAGATGGCAAAGAAAAGAGGCAGAAGGTATAACGGTAGAAACTATTACAAAAAAAGATCAGGCTTTAGTCGAAATGATAGAGATTATCTAAGTCCTCACTATACTAAGTGGAGGAAAGATATCAAAGAGAGAGACAACCATATGTGCCAATGGCCGGGCTGTCTTTCCAAAAAAAGGATACAAGTCCATCATATTAAAACTTGGGCAAATTATCCAGCATTGAGATATACTACAGCTAATGGAATAACTCTTTGCAGAAAGTGTCACGATAGTATCAAAGGTAAAGAAGCTGACTATGAAGGTTTCTTTTTAAAGGTTCTTGAATGGCAAATGATAGATAAAATCAAAAAGTACGATAAAGACAAATGAATGATAAATTTACTATAATAAGAGATACTAGAGAAAAACCTGAACATGGATGGTCTTTTCCTATAGATGCCTATTGTAATGGTACTATGGTAGAAAAGGTTAGAACCGGTGACTATACTATTAGAGGTTTAGAAAACTTTATTTGCATTGAGAGAAAGCAAAGTATAGATGAATTTGCACACAACTGTATAGAAAAGAGATGGCAGAAGTGTATGCAGAGAATGTCTGAATGTAAGCATTCTTATATTCTATTTGAATTTTCTCAATATGATATTGATAATTATCCTAGATCAGCAAAAGTACCTAGTCATGTTAGAAAGAAACTAAGAATTCCTGCGGGCTACATAAGAAAAGTTATACACACAGCAAGAGAAGATTACGGTATCCATGTAATTTGCTGTGGAGACGCTTTAAATGCAGAAAAAATAGCATACAGATTATTAAAAAAGGCTCATGAGTTATACTTACGATGTTGAATCATACGACTATGCTTGGCTAAGGCTAAAGCAAGAGGACGTTAAAAATCTAACAAATCCTCTCACCAATACGGATGAGTGGGGTCAAAATAATTTTCATCTTCATATCTTAAAAAAGATGAGAGACCCTAGATACATACATTGGACAGTAAAGCAATTACTCAACATAGACCTACTACCAGAACAAGTAGTAATCATGCAGGAGTTATGGGCCAAATCCTTTCCTATGTATATTGCCTCTCGCGGTTTTGGTAAAAGCTTCCTATTAGCTGTTTATGCTACTTTACGATGCCTTCTCGTTCCAGGCTCAAAAATCGTCATCGTTGGTGCGGCGTTCAGACAGTCCAAAGTTATCTTTGAATACATGGACGTTATTTGGAAAAACGCTCCAATCCTCAGAAGCCTCTGTAGCGATGCTAGTGGCCCTCGCAGAGATGTAGACCGTTGTACCCTCAAGATCAATGACAGTTGGACTGTGGCTGTTCCTTTGGGCGATGGTAACAAGATTCGTGGTCTTCGTGCTCATACAATCATTGCTGATGAGTTTAACTCTATACCTGTAGAGATTTATGAAACTGTTGTTGCTGGTTTTGCTGCTGTATCCAAAGACCCAACTGGAAATGTCAAGGAAGCCGCCAAAAGAAAGGCTATGAAAGCTGCTGGCGTTTGGACCGAATCACAAGAGCAAAATTACGACAGTCGCCACAAGAACCAATCTATCTTATCTGGTACAGCCGGATATGACTTTGAGCCTTATGCTGATTATCATCGCAAATATAAAAAGACTATCAAGGGTAGTATAGATGAACTATTAGCAGATCAAGCTAAAGGTGATGATGGAGCATCAGCAGAAATACCAGATTATATGAAGCGTTTGGATAGAAAAGAGTTTTCTATCATTCGTATGCCATACGAGCTTATTCCAGAAGGTTTTATGGATGACCAACAGGTTTCTCGTTCTAGGGCAACGATGCATAGTGGTATTTATCTTATGGAGTATGGTGCTTGTTTTGCTAAAGATTCTCAAGGTTTCTTTAAAAGAACAACCATCGAAGCTTGCGTTGCAAAAGAAAAGAATGTCAATAGTGATAATTGGCCCACTTGGTGTCCCGATCCTTTCGATGCTGTAACAAGAGGTAGGTCTGATCGTAAGTATGTATTTGGTATCGACCCAGCTAGTGAGGTTGATAATTTTGCAATCATAGTTTTAGAACTTCATGAAGAACATCAAAGAATAGTTTACTCTTGGACAACCAACAAGAAAGATTTTTCAGCTAGAAAAAAGATGGGTCTAACAACAGTAGATGATTATTATAGTTTTTGTGTTAGAAAGATTCGTGATCTTATGCAGGTGTTTCCTTGTGTCAAAATAGGTCTTGATGCACAAGGTGGTGGATATGCTATTGCCGAAGGTTTACGCGATCCAGACAAAATGGATAAAAATCTGAACGAAGTTCCTATTCTTCCTATTATTGACGAAAACAAAGAGAAAGATACTGACCGTCTTCCCGGACTTCATATTCTTGAGCTTGTGCAGTTTGCTAATGCAGAATGGTTATCGGGTGCTAATCATGGTCTTAGGAAAGACATGGAAGATAGGGTGTTCCTGTTCCCTCGCTTCGATCAGTTGACTTTGGCAATGGTGAGCAGTCAAGATGAAATCAGATTTAAAAAGCTTAAAGAACAGTTTGGTGACTCTCCAGACTTGAAATTGTATGACACGCTGGAAGATGTTGTTATGGATGTTGAAGAATTGAAGATGGAACTCTCGACTATTATGGTAACACGAACAGCAGCAGGGCGTGAGAAATTTGATACACCTGAGATCAAACTGGGTACAGGAAAGAAAGGTAGAATGAGAAAGGACCGTTATAGCTCATTGATTATTGCAAACATGATAGCTAGAAGTATTCATCGTGAGATTCCTAATCCTACCTATAAAACTATTGGTAGAGTTGCAGGAGGACTGAGTAAAAAACAAGATCAAGGCAAGATGTATTACGGTCAAGAATGGGCCACAGGATACAATTCTTCTTGCGTAAAAGCAATTCGTAGAAACTAATGGGTATTGGTGTAGTATTCAATAGGTATTGATAACTATTTCTTCTTTGAGGTTAAAATAAATTGAGTAAAAAAAGATATCCTAAATCTTCAATAGTTGATGCTTCTATTGAAAGAGGCCCAGCATATATAAGCTGGGAAGATGAAGAAAATAGAGAACTTGCTTTTAGTTCTTATACAAAAGCTATTCAGGAAGTTTCAGAAATATCAGTACAAAGAGCAGAGGCCACGCAAAGAAGGGATTTTAGTGGCCTTACCTCTTATGCTGATGGTAAACCCGCATTAAATAGTAGTGATTTTGATTGGTTTAGACCGGGTCAAGCTGCACCAACAAGACCTAAAGATATTATTGCTTTTGGAAGATATGCTTATAGAAGAATTGGTTTAGTTCATAATTCTATTGATTTAATGGGTGACTTCGCTTCACAGGGCGTTAGAGTAGTTCATCCTAATAAGCGTATAGAAAGGTTTATGCAGGATTGGTTTAAAGAGGTTAATGGCATTCAAGTTTCAGAGCGTTTAAGCAATCTTCTCTTTAGAGAAGCGAACGTGCCTATTCGCTGGTATACTGCAAAAGTAAATAAAAGCAAGCGAAATGAAATGCAGAAAGCTATTGGTAGCGATATGCAGTTCAATATAGATGATCCGATTTTTCAAAAAAATGAGATTCCTTGGAGATATTCTTTTATTGATCCTCTTTTAGTAGACCCTGTTGGTGGACCTCTTTATAATCTTTCAAACAAAAAGGTTTTAGAACTAAAGATTCCTCTTAGTCTTAAAAATCAAATATCTAAATTAGCTCAATCGAACGATCCAGAAGCTAGAAAAGTATTAGATACTATATCTCCTGATATTATTAGGGCAACTAATGGCAACGGGAAGGTAATACTTCCTCCAGATAAAACAGATATTTTCTACTATAAAAAAGACGATTTTCAAACTTGGGCTGACCCTATCACCTATGCTGCTTTCGAGCCTCTTAATCTTTATCAAAGACTTCAACTAGCAGATAAGGCTGCTTTGGATGGAGCAATGAATAAGATTAGGGTTTGGAAAATTGGTAGCCTAGAACATAAACTAGCACCAACTCCAGAAGCTTCATCTACTCTAGCAGACATGCTTGGGGCCAATGTTGGTGGTGGAACTGTCGATGTAATTTGGGGTCCAGATATTGAGCTATTAGAAACTGGTAGTGATATACAGAAGTATCTTGGAGAAGAAAAATACAAGCCTACCCTTATGGCTATTTACGCAACTCTTGGAATTCCTCCGACTTTGACTGGTACTTTTGGTGCTGGTGGTACTACTAATAATTTTATATCTCTTAAAACCTTAGTAGAGAGACTAGATTATGTTCGTGGAATAGTAATAAAGTTTTGGGAGAATCAATTAAAGTTAGTACAAAAGGCTATGGGTTTTAGAACTCCTGCCAGTGTTGAATTTGATATTATGTATTTAGACGATCCAGCCTCTATGTATACTTTACTTATGAATATGGCTGATAGAAATCTTGTTAGCGACGAGTTTGTTCAGAGAAATGTCAAGGCCAATCCTGATCTTGAAAGTAGAAGAATCAAGAAAGAATGGAAAGATAGAGAGAAGTCAGACATGGAAAAAATTAGTCCTTATCATCAAGTAGATCAAGATTACGGTTTGAAAAAGATAGCCCTTCAGACAGGGGTTAGTTCTCCTTCAGAGGTTGGCTTAGAGCTTGATGAAAAGAAAGAGGGTGAAAATTCTTTAGTTGATATCAAGCAAAAGCAAGCTAAAGAGAAACAGGGCAATAGACAACCGCTAATTGATAATAAAAAGACTGGTGAGCCTGGAAGACCCGATAATGTTCCTGAGACCCAGAAAAGAGATCAGAAGCAATTTAAACCTAGACTCAAAGCTTCAACTTTATTATGGGCAAAGAAAGCCCAAGAAGCTATCTCAGAAGAGATAAACCCTGCTATCTTAAATCATTACGGTAAATCTTCTGTTAGAAATTTGACCTCTCAAGAGTTTTTAGACCTAGAACAAGCAAAATTTGAAATTTTGTGTAATCTAAATGTAGGAGATGATATTTCTTCTAATTCTGTAGCAAAAGCTGCACAAAACCCAGACAGTAGTATTCATGATAAATTCAATACTTGGATGGGTGGGGATGGAATAGAGCTATCTAAGCTAACTATTCAAGAAGTAAGAGATATGCGTATTTCTTTTTATGCAGAAAATTATGGGAAATAAAAAATGAAAATCTATGATATAGAAAAAGAGTGTGGCTTAGAAAAAGCGATTGCCAATGCCTCAGTTTGTTTTGAGACAGAAGTAATCAATGACTCTAAGACAAAAGATTACGCCTCTGCTTGGCTTACTGACAAGAATTTAGCAGAAGCTCATATAAATGACGACGATCTATACAGGGTTTACTCTATTCTTGTTACTTCTTCTTGGAATAAAAATGAAGATATTTTTTTACCAGAGGAAGTTTGGGCAGCAAGAGATACCCCTGTCTTTAAACCAACTAATTTAGAACATGATGAAAAGCAAATGGTTGGTGCTATGGTTGATAGTTGGGCTGTAGATGAAGAATTTAATCTTATAGCCGAAGATATTGACCCAAGCGATTTGCCAGATCAATTTCATATTTTAGCTTCTTCTGTAATATACAGACAGTGGCAAGACCCTGAACTAAAAAGTAGGGCAGAGCAATTGATATCTGAAATAGAAGATGGCACTAAATATGTTTCTATGGAATGTATATTTAGAGGTTTTGATTATGGTATTAGAAAACCTGATGGAACCAATCATGTTTTAGCTAGAGATCAAGATACTGCCTTCTTAACACAACATCTAAGAGCTTATGGGGGAGATGGTATTTACCAAGATCATAAGATAGGTAGGGTGTTAAGACAGATTACATTTAGTGGAAAAGGCTTTGTTGATAAGCCAGCTAATCCAGAAAGCATAATCTTTGGAAAGGATATTATCTTTTCTTTTGCTGGTGCTAAAAATAGCGAAGATTTCGATTTTTTAAAAAATGGTGTAAAAGATATAGAGAAGCAACTTTTATCTAGAAGTAATATCTCAACTAAGGAGAATAACGATATGTCCGATGTTTTAAATGAACAAATTAAAGAATTAAAAGCTTCCTTGGCTTCTTTGACAGAAGACAATAAGGCTCTTAATGATAAATTAGCAGAAGCTAATATTTCTCAATATGAAACTAAGATTGCTAAACTTGAAGCAACTGTCGCAGAGTTGACAGAAAGTAAGGCAGGTATTGAGGCAGATTTAGAAGCAGCTAATACTAAAGCAACAGAGCTTGAAACAAGTCTTGCTGCTAAAAACGAAGAATTCAATCAAGTGCAAGCTGGATTGGAAGATTTGAAGAAAGCTCAGAAAGAAAAAGATCGCAAAGAAGACATGGTTAAAGCTGGTCTTTCCCAAGAAGAAGTAGAAGCAAAATATGATGCTTTTGCTGATTTAAGCGATGAGCAATTCACTGCTGTTGTCGAAACTTTTGCTAACATGAAAAAGGGTTATGGAGAAGAAGACAAAGAAAAGGCAATGAAAGAGAAGGCTATGAAAGAAGCGAAAGCTGATGAAGAGTCCTCTGACGTAGATGTTGTAGAAGCTTCTGAAATTGTTGACGAAGTTGAAGATTCAGTAGATACCGCTGTTTCAAGTGATAATGAAGAAGACGCGATTTCAACCACTAGAGCAGCTTTGCAAGAGTGGGTAGAGAAGAACGTCATTAAATAAACAATTATAAACTGATATAGATTATTAGGAGAAATAAAAATGGCACTTAAAGGTGATCGCGTAGAACACTTAACTGATATCTCTTTTTTCAAAAGTGATGCAGTTGCAGAGCGTGGACTTATTTTGGCTCACGCAACAGGTGGCTCTGGAGCCGCTATGGATGATTCTCTTGCTCAAGTTGATACAGTTACAGCAACAGGTGATTCAGCAGCGGGTCTTTTGCTTAATGACGTTGTTAATATTGATTTGACTCGTCAAAGTTATAACCCAATGAAAGATGAAATGCAACTTGGCGGTAAAGTCACATTGCTTCGTCGTGGAACAGTTGTAACAGATCAAATTTCTGGTACTCCTGTAGTTGGAGAAGCTGTACACTTTGAAGGTAATGGTCTTCTTACAACTTCAAGCCAGTTTGATAAGAGTCAACAGGTTGGTCGCTGGTTGGGTGTTAAAGACTCAGAAGGCTACTGCAAAGTTGAAATTAACATCGTTTGATAGAATATATAGGAGAAATAAAAATGAGTTTTGAATTTGACGATAACATGGCTGGCTTGCTTACGCAATCCGGTTCAAGACATAAAGAGGAATCTCTTGCTGCTGTTGCTGAATTAGCAAAGGCTCTTGAGACTCCGCTTCGCAAAGGTATCATGAGTGGTGATATTCTTTCTGGTATTTTTGAAGCAGTTAATCTTAAACCAGGTGCTACTCCAGAATTTCCTTTGGATTTTCTTGCTCCCGGAACTGAAAAAGATTTTGTTGCTTATACTATCCCTAATCATGGCCGTATTCCTGAGCGTCATGTAGAAGGCGATTATGTCATGGTTCCTACTTATGACATTGGTGCTTCTATCGACTGGCTTTTGAAGTATGCTCGCGATGCACGTTGGGACGTAGTTGGTCGTGCAATGGAAGTCATGCGTTCACAGTTCACCAAGAAAATGAACGATGACGGTTGGCACACATTGATTTCAGCAGGCGTTGATCGTAATATCTTGATTTACGATGATGACGCAGCAGCTAGTACTTTCTCAAAGAGACTTGTTTCTCTTATGAAGCTTACCATGCGTAGAAATGGCGGTGGTAACTCTAGCTCAATCAATCGTGGCAAAATGACTGATCTCTTTATGAGTCCAGAAGGCATCGAGAATATTCGTAACTGGGGTGTAGATGAAGTTGATGACGTTACTCGTCGTGAGCTTATCACTCAAGAAGGCGGCTTGTTGAGCCGAATTTTCCAAGTTACACTTCATGATTTGGATGAGCTTGGTGATGGTCAAGAGTATGAATTGTTCTATGAGAACGATCTTGGCGGAACACTTCCTGCTGGTGACACAGAAATTGTTGTCGGTCTTGATATGAGCCGCAACGATAGCTTTGTAATGCCAGTTCGTGCTGGTCTTCAAATCTTTGAAGATGACACACTTCATCGTCAGCGTAGAGCAGGCTTCTACGGATGGGCAGAGCAAGGCTTTGCAGTCCTAGATAACAGAAGAGTTCTTATCGGAAGCTTCTAAGCCTTTTGTTCTAAAATTATATCTAAGTCAGTGGTGGCACTCGCTGCCACTGGCTTTTTTTATATAACTATCTAAAAGAGGAAATTATGTCTTTATCAAAAATAGGGGTCACTCAAGGTAACGATGCTTATATCTTGGTTGATGATATAGGCGGAACAGGCTATCCTGTGTCTAAAATGATGCTTGGGTCAGAAGGCTCTAACGATAATTTGGTTGGAAACTCAAACCCCGTTCCAATGAAAATTAGAGGCGATGAATTTTTTAGCGGTGCTACAAAATATGACGCTAAAGTAACCACGGACGGAGAGCTTGCAACAACTGTAACTGAGCGTGAGCGTAATGTTTATGCTGTTTATCATGATGATACTGTTGGAATTGGCGATACAGATTTTGTTTTAATAGACAAAGACGATACTGTAAACTTTCCGCATAGCAATACTGGAAGAATTGATATTTCTGCTGTCAATCTTCATTTAGCTCAATCTAATGGAAACCCAGACGGTGAGTTTATTATGGGGGTTATTACTAGAATTGATGCGGTTGATGCAGATATATGTTGGGCTTTTGTTGTTGACTTTAATTTGCCTAATAACGACGATTTGAGAGAGGATTTCAACTTTGCTCCAAGTCAGTTAAAGTTTGAAGTAGATAGTGGTAATACGACTAGGATTATTACTAATTACACATCATTAAATGATACTGCTTTTAATACTTTAAATCCCATGCCTAGTCCAAGGGGGGCTGCTACGGTAACTCCCGCCGTTGGAGATATTATATGCAGGCTAACTAATGGTGCTGGTGATTTAAGGTTGTTTATTGGCGTAATGTATCACGGAGAACCCTCATGATAAATGGGAATTTAATACTTTATTTTTATCAACAAACCCCGCTTATAACCTTACCTTCAAAACTTTGTTGGAATATAGCTGGAGAAACCGAATGGGTATTACAGCCTTGTGCTGAATCTGATACATGGACTTTAGAATCTTGCGAAAATAATTGTTCTTCTTGTTAAATTAGGAGTATATAATATGAGTGTTACTAGCCAAGACATAGCTATTTACACAAGTCAAAATATGCCCCAAGACGACATATCTATCGCTGGTGGAAGTATTAATAGCGGCATAAGGGTAGTATTTACAGATATAGTTTCCACGGGGGTAATATCTGCCTCAAGCAGCAGTGCTTCTGATTCAGGTACTTTATCTATTGTTGGTAGAGATGCCGCTGGAATTATTCTGTCTGAAAATATATCTTTGAGTGGAACAAGCGATTCTGTTGGAGAAGCTAATTTTGAAAGAATATTATCTTGTCAATTAGATTCTGCTTCTGACGGAACTGTATCAATTAGTGGTACGCAATTAGTAGGTAATATTTTTCCAACTGAGTCTGGTTTTAAAAGAGTTTTTTATGATGCTACTGCAAACGATAGTAGTGGTCCAGACAAGACACTTTATGAAAAGGTTTTTGTAAAAAATAATAATTCTACAACAGCACTTCAAGATGGTTTTATTTCAGAAGTAAGTACAGGATTGTATAGTATAATTCAGTTTGGTTTAGAAAAATCTTATGATTATAATGAATCTGTAGCTAATAGGCTTACTGCACCTACAGGGGTTACTTCTTATGGGGATGGCTCTAGTGGTGTGGCAGATACTAATTTAGGACCATTGGACGCACAGGGCGTATGGTTAAAATTATTTTTAGCTGCTGGTACTTCTAGTGCTAATAGCTTTTATAGACTCCAAGTACAAGGAACTACTGTATAATGCCCACTCCACTAACAGTTGAATTTATTGGATCGAGAATCGCTGCTATTGATAGTGTTGCTAATGTAGCAGCAGAGAAGGTAGCTGGTGGTGGTGCTTCTGCTGGTGAGCAGGTTTCATCTTTGTTTATACAAGGTGCTGGTGCTGCTGCATCTACTTATCCTACAGCTTCTCGTTTTGTAGCTTTGACTTACGACATTGTTGGTGCTGGTGGAACCGCATTAGATTTTTCTTCTGGAGGAAGTGAAGAATCACAATTACTTTGGGTTTGGGCAAACGCTCAGTTACCTTTGACTTCAACAGGGACTAATACCGCTGGTGCTATCGGTGGTCTTGGAATCTTAGTTTCTGATAATGCCACAGCGGGAAACTCTTATGCTGGATGGACCTTTTTTGGTTCAGAAAATTATCCCGGTGGTTTTCAAAAAATGGTTGCTGATCCATCATTAAGACCTACTTTTTCTGGCGGTGGGTTTGCAGCTACAGACCTTGCTTCTATTAGAAGGGTTGGTATATTTTTCATATCCGATGCACTTGCAAAGGGTGGTGCTGATGCGGTTATTTTAGATGCAATTGATCTTGGTTCTGGTTTAAGAATATACGGTAGTGGGACGCCTAACGGTGGATTTAAAGACCTTATTGATGCAGACGAAGGAGATATTAATAACCGATACGGTGTTATAAAATCACTGGATGCAGCTTCTAATATTGTTGAAATTCAGGGTTATCTTGAAATAGGAAGTGGTAATAATGCATCAACAGTTTTTGACGACATTAACCGAATAGTAAATTTTGCTTCTCCGAAATGTATTGATACTTCTGTTTCCCCGCAGGAGTTTGCCAATAGTGTGCCAGATAAATTTCAAAAAATTAATATAATTGAAAATACAACCTCTGGAACTCAAGTAGTATTAGGTGAAAAGGTTGGAACTGGAGATACAGCACAAGGAAGAAACGGCCTGATTGTATTGGGTAATAATGATTATGACTTGAGCTTAAATATTGATAGCGGTATTGAATCTGTAGGAATATATGGAACCACAGTTAGAACTTTCTCTGAACCTTTTTACTGGAGTGGTGTACCACTTCCTGCGGTTGGTGAAGTTAATGAATTTATAGGATCAACTTGGGATACAAACGGTCAGTTTAGATCAAGTTATGTAGAAGTAAGGAATTCATCTTTTCTTAACTATACTGGAGTTGAAGGTGCTTTTTATTGGCCTGATGGAAGAGTTGATATTAAAAATTCTAACTTTATTAATAATACTAACGCTGGTAGTGATGCTGCTGCAATAGAGCATCCGAATGAAGGCACTTTTACATACAATAATTTAAATTTTGTTTCTAATGATTTTGATATTAACTTTAGCCAAACTTCCGCTGGCGACCTGCTGATTCAGGCAACAAATGGAACAAACGCCTCCACTGCAACTAGCGGAAATGCCAGTAGTACTGTTACTATTGAAAATAGCGTTACCCTTACTCTTACTGATATAGTTGTTGATTCAGAAGTTAGAATATATAAATCCAACCCAACGGGTACTTTTCCAACAGAGCTTGCAGGAACAGAAGCAGAAGATGATGGAATATTTGAGTATACTTATAATTTTACTGGTAATTTTGATGCAGACATAGTTGTTTTAAACACAGGGTATGTCTATTTTAGACAAAATGACAACACTCTAACCGCAACTCCAAATACTATTAAAATTAATCAAGTTTTTGATAGAAATTATGATAATCCTTAAAATTTATTAGAAGGTGTATAGTATGATAGAGGACAAAAAATACGGTGTTTCAGAAGCCTTTTGCCCTAGTGAGGAAACTGAATCTTGCCAAGAACCTAAGTGTGGGAGACCTATAAGGTTTATGCAGAAATGTTTTATAGATCATAGAAATGGTGAACTATATTGCAATAGCTGTGGGCTTGTTGTGAGATATGAAAGAAAGAAGGCTCAAGAAAGAATTGATCGTGGGCTTCCAGAAATTAAAATAAATGGAGAATAAATATGGCTATTATTGTCGATCCTGATAATCTAGACAGATTACAGGTTTTGGTTGACTATTATAATGAGAAGGTTGGCATTAAGCCTGTAAATTCTACTACTCCTTTAGTAGACTATAATCTACTAGCTGAAACCGGCATTGGTGAAACACAAGGTGACCAAGCATATCCTTATGCTTTTAAAGCTGCTGATTTTGCTGGCTCTGGCGTGGCTAGTGGAGACATTTTAACTATTTTAAATGGTCAAAATGTAAACCATTGGAATATTACGGGTCTTGTTGGTACTACTGGAATATTAGTAGATCAACCCTTCGGTGCTACTGGTGAAACTGATATTAATTATGCTGTTCTTGAACCCACTGGTGGTACTGTAACTGACGGTGCTACTTTGCAGGCTGTTTATTCGTTTCTTAAAGAAGAATGGAAAACTGCTGGTTCAGGATATGTTGATCTAATTCAATTTGTTTTCCCGCTTGAGTCTATAACGCGAGAGCAGTTTGAAATTGGTGGTCCTACTCATGGTGATTGGAATTGGAGAGATGACGACAGTAGAAACCTGATTCGTACAGGTGGTTGGGCAGCTATTAATAGTGCCGGTACTACCCAACAAAGATATGCTGGTATTATTACTCTCGGTTCACTAGACGCCGATACTCAAGTTTATTATCAGCAAGTAGACTCTACTTCTGGTACTGCTACTGATCCTAGAAACTTTATCTTAACTGGTCCTGTTAATCAAGCTATTTTGGTTGATGATATTGCTGGTGACGACCTAAGAGGTTTCTTGAAGATTTTTGCTAGAAAGAAGGGTAAGTCATACGCTGAATCTCAAATTAGTGACATTGGTGTTAGTACCCTTGAAACAATTGTTAATAGATTCCCAGTTTCTCATATTGATGATCCTGCTATTGTTGATTCAGATGGAGATTTGGCTGGTGGTAATAAAATTTATCAAACAGGTGTGCCTTTGTTCACTGCTACAGATGGTACTTCTGCTGCAAGTTCTGCAACAGCACAGGAAAATACTTTTACTTTAACTTTTGGTGCTGGTGACTTAAATGCTTCTGGTATCACTACCAAAGACTTTGTTAATCTTCAAGGGGTAGATACTGCCCTAGATGATGATTTCTTTGAAGTTATTTCTGTAGATAGTTCAACCCAGCTTACTCTTTTACAAGAGCCTACCGTTTCTATTCCTACCGAGGGTAGTATTACAAGTGTTGTTTACAGCAGAAGAAGGGCTAATGAAAGATCAGATGCTCGTCTTCAAAACATCGGTGGTTCAGATGCTTCAGGTACTTTAACTAGTGCTTTCTCTGATTTTGTTAGTTCTGGTGTTGTTGCTGGAGATATTGTTGGTATTCTTGCTTCTGGAACAGATAATACAGTTGATGAAGTTGGAACCTATAAAGTTCTTAGTCGTACAGACTTGAACAATATTGTTCTTGATACACAAGATCAACCTTTCCCTACTGTTCAGACCGCTGCCGATTATAACTTTGAAGTTTATCGCCCAGGTATGTACTTGCAGTATAAGAAAGAAACAGCAACAGATGTTGGTCCTTCTGCTCTTGGTTTTGATTTTAATGCTGGTACTCCAGACACAATCGTTGATCTAGATGGTACTAACTTCTCTACCCAAGGCTACAAGGTTGGTGGTGTTGTTAGAGTTGGAAGTGCAGAAGATGCAGCAAATGATGGAAGCTATGTTATCTCTGGAATTAGTACAACTACTTCTACAAACGATACTCTTAGTCTTTTCCAAGACAATACACTTACTGCTAATGCAGACGATGCTACCGCTGTACTTAGTGGTGAGAACGGCTTTATCAGAAGTCCTCAGTCACAAGCGTTTAGCTTTAATTGGAGACTGTTTGGTAATAACGGTACTCTTGCTAACTGTTTCCAGTGGTTACAAAAGCAACTTCGTCGCGGATTCGCTACAAGTCTAGACGATAGTGACTTTAGACCAGTATCAGATATTTCTACTGCTGGAAATGTTTTCCGTGGTGATGTAACTGATCTTTTAATGAGTTTTGCTTCTCCAAATGGTACAACTTTGAATTTGTTTATTGACGACCTCAATGCAAATGAGAAAAACAATGTTACTTTCAACGATGTTCTTGGTGTTGGTAGAAACTTTGCTTTCTTGTCTATTATTAGTATTTCTGTTAACCAGAACATTATTGATGACGACGATACAAAGATTGTTGTATTCTTTACTAATGATGATGCAGGAGATAATACTGGTCGTGACTATGGTACTGATGAAGCCATTATTGTTAAGGATACTTCTGGAAATGATATGATCGCTGGAGTAGCTGCTGATATTACAACCTCTCCGGTTGATTTTGAATTTGACTTTGATAACAACACTCAGCGTGGTGCTGCTTCTGCTGGTGAAAACGCCCCTGTTACTATTGTTGCTATTGGGTTGAATACTGCTCAGTACGTTTCAACTGCTGGAACTGTGACTAGACAATCTACAAACGTCTTCTCACTTGTATCCGCCCTTGAGCGTAACTATAGCAATCCGTGATCTTTAAAAACGATTTATGGCTCTCTCCTTATACAATATAGGGAGAGGGCTTTCGTTTTAATATATAAAAAGGAAATTGTAAATGACCCATATAAATACTTCAAGCATACAGATACCTCCTGATAGTACCGGTAAAAAATTAGGTACTTTCAAGAGAACTTCTCTGTTTTATGATAATCTACAACCTGGACAACAGTTTTTTGTAGGCGATACAATAGTAACTAGTGGCGGATCGGCTGTTATTACAGGTGTAAATGTTGCTGGTTTTTCTAGCGGTGCTGGACAGCTTTTCCTCAAAGAAGTTACTGGGGCATTTGCAGACAACGATCAAATTAGTATTGGAGGCACTTATACAGCAGATGTTAATACTTCTGCTGGTGATGCAGAACAGATTAGTGATATTTACTATCAGGCTAATACAATTGTTGACTCTAATAATCCAGAGTTTAGAGCGTCTATTACTGACCAAAACTTTTTGCGTGTCGCCCTTCCGGGTGTTTCTGCTGATACCCAAGCATATTCTATTACATTAAATAATGTTCCAGAGTTTACCTTCAACTTTGACTATGTGGCTGATGCGACTGACCCTGAGTATGTTTCAGAAGAAGTTGCGATCAAATACAATAGTGGAGTAAATGTTGGTTCTGGATTTACTGTTGGAGACAAAGTAAGAGGAGACACTAGCGGTGCTTACGGAGTAGTGAAATCTACAGACACGGCTAACAATATTTTGTATTTACGAGATGTGGTTAACGCTACCCTAACTCCGTTTCAAGCTGCCGAAACCATCAGAAATATGAGTATTGATGGAGAAGAAAGTGCAGTTATTACTTCTGTTGGGATTGTTGGTGCAGACGAGGTTACTAAAACATTGCACCTAACCACTGGTGGAACTGTTGCTGGGTGTGGATCGGTTATGACTAGCCAGTTCTACGTTCCCCTTTGTAGAGGTGGAGACACGGAAATTCAGTTTGCTGTTCATCAAACGGCAGCTACTCCGGGTGTCACCAGAAGGTATGGATTCTACGATGACAATAATGGTTTCTTTTGGGAAATCCTAGAAGCTAACGGTACAAATACTGACTTTGACCCTAGCGGTGGAGAAAACACTGGTGGAGAAACAATTGTATGCGTTGCCCACAGAAGCAACTCTACTGGAAGCGTAGTTAGCGATTTTATTCCTCAGTCTGAATTTAATGTGAATCAGTTAGACGGATCAGACAACCAAGGTTTTGTTTTAGATTTTACTAAGACAAACGTTTACTTTATCACCATTCCTAATAATGGCGTTGGTAAAGCTAGGTTTGGTGTGTACAATGACTCTGGTGAGAAAATCATCTGTCACGAATTCAAGTTCTATAATAAAGATTCCATTACACCAACGCCTGTTTCTGCATTACCATTTAGGGCAGAAGTATTGAACAATGGCTCTGGTTCTGCTGGTCAGGAAACTATTCTAAAGATCAACAAAATTGGTGTGTTCAAGCAGACCAACGATGACCATATGCCTAGCTACCATCACGGTAATGCACAGCGAGATGTGAGGCACATTGATAGTACGGCTGGTGAGATTCCTATTTTTGGAGTTCAAGCAAGAGCAACCAGAGGTCCGACAGGATTAGACAACAGGGCATATACCCAATTAGCAGATGTTGCAGTTTCCTTATTGGACGACAGGATTAGTAGAACGTTTGATGCTGCGACCGCAGTTGATGCTGGTACAGATACGATCACAATTAAAAATCACGGCTTAACAACCGGAACTCCCGTATTCTATCAATCTAATGGTAATACTGCGTTGTCTGGTCTTGATGATTACGGAATTTACTATGTCATTGTTACTGATAGCGATGATTTTCAGCTTGCCTCAACATATACGGGTGCGGTTGTAGACGCATCTGCTATCAACATTGCCGCTGGTACTGGCGACCACATAATCGCTGGGTTGGCCGATGGACCAGCACTACTGAGGATCAGAAAGAATTCTCAAGTAGCTGATGCTATTTGGACTCCACACAATGCTAACCTTAGTAATGTTGATTGGAGTGATGGTATGACGGGTTTCCGAATTGGTGGGGTTCCTACTATCGGTTCCGGTGGAACTGGCTACACAGTTGGCGATCTTCTTGAGTTAGATTCTGGTATTAAAAATCACAGAGAGGCTGTTTTGAAAGTCTGTGAAGTAGACGGTGGTGGAGCGATCACAAGAGTTAGAATCGCACCATCTTCTGATGCTCACGGAACAGAAGCAGATGGATCGACTACAGCTAATTATGGCTCTTACAACGGTAAGTTTTCTGGTGCAACAGTAGGACACAAAGCTAATGGTGTGGGCTTCTCTAGCACTACGGGTTCTGCTGCTGTGTTTGTTACATCCGTAGCTTGGGGTCATGGCTGGTGGTGGAAGTCGCACTATGGAGAATGGGAACAGTGGGAATTTGAAGAAAGAACAGACGACCTTGACATTGCGTTCAACCTAACAGCTTACGCCGAAGACTTACAAAATCAAGTATTAACAATAGAGTCGCAAAACACTGAACCTAAATCTATCAGTGCAGTCGCTTCTATGAACTTTATCGAGCATATATAATGTTATTATGGCAAATATGGGGGGATGATCTTTGGCAACTTTATCATAAAGTTACTTTTGATGGACCCAATAAGCTTATTATTATAAATGATGGTGAATCTTCTATAAGTATAGAAGATGATATTTATTCGTCTTGGAAGCAATGGAGCAAATTAAGAGATTATTTAAAATTTGTACCAGCGTGCAGATCAGTAGGTGGAGACCCCACTGTTGAAGGAAATTTTCTTGGGGCTACATTTTTTACAATTAATAACTGGCAAATACAGATATCGGACAATACCAACTTTGTTGGAAACGTATTCTCTGATGATTTTACTAGTCCATTTACAACAGAAGGGCAGGTTAAACTAGCACAAGCACAGGTTTCTAATCTTATTGATAGAATATCAATAAACTATGACGATCTTATTGCTGCTGGAATAGCAACTACTGGTACAATATCAGAACAAACAACAACTATTCAAACAACGCTGCCAACTGGGGTAGTAAACGAATTAAACAATACACAATATGACGGAGTTCCATTTGGCGATATTATGGATATATTACTATCAATGGCACAAGGAAGAATACTTGAAAACGGAACTGGTGTATTTGAATTTTATGCACAAGATAACTCAACAATACTTTACACACTAACGAAATCAGGTAATGAAAGAAACAGAAGCTAATGACTATTGGAACAGACTTAACATCTGTATCAACCCAAGGTTGGTATACAGAGCCTACTCTGACCGATAACCTTACTCCTGTATCAACTTTTGGTTGGTATTATACGGATGCGGTTAACATAGTTTCTGTAATTTTATCTTTACCTATTGAAACATTAGAGCAGCTTTCTATTGATTTTAATAAACCAATAGAGACACTGGCTAATGTTAATTTTATTAATAATTTACCTATTGAACATTTAAGGAATATACAACTACCACAACAGAACTTGCCTATAGAATTTAGACAGGTAATAGCTGTATTTACTCAGCAAGATTTACCAATAGAAATACTATCGAGCATTATAGTAAACAATGACTTACCTATAGATATAGTTGGTCAAACTTTAATATGGGTTCTAGACCGAAGGGGTGTTCTTTGGGCTATACCAGAAAGAAGTTCCGAATGGATAAGGGTTGCTCAATCAGATACTTGGAAAGTAGATAGTCAAAACAGTACTTGGATTATAAATGAAAGAGGAACGTCCTACAATTAGGGGTAAAAAATGTCAAATATTACAGCAAATCAAAGACTTTGTAAACAACCGGGTGAAAAGCGTAGGTTCTCTATGGAATTTGCAGCTTTATTATCTTCGGGTGAAACAATAACATCAATAGCTAGTGTAACATCAGAAGAAATTGATGGTGGCGTAAGCGATCTAACTATAACTGGTGAAACCATAAATGGTTCAAAAATAGAGATGTATATAGAAGGCGGTACTTCCGGCTTAACCTATAGAATAGAAATTACTATAAATACCAATGCTTCGCAAATATTACAAGGCGATGGCATACTTTTCGTGTCAGACAGATAAGGTAATAAAATGGCAAGTTGGCAAAACACTAGTTTATTGATGCTAAGAACCATGCTTAACGATGCTGGTTGTGGTGAGACTAAATATTCAAATTCAAGATTGGAACAACTTTTAATTACTGCTGCGTATTTTTTACCAGTAGATATTAACTTTAATAGTTCTTATATCGTTGATGTTGAACAAAACACAATAAGCCCCGATCCTATTGGTCAAGACGATGGTGTAGAATTTATTAACTTTATGGTTTTAAGAGCTTCTTGTATGGCTGATGAAGGCAATTTTAGAAATGCTGCGTTATTGCAAGGAGTAAAGGCTAGATGTGGACCTGCTGTTCTTGAACTTGGTGCTTATGGTCAGTACCTAAAAGATTTATTAACAAACGGTCCATGTAAAGCCTATGAAGAATTAAAGAATGAATATAACTTTAGTTATGAAGGAAAAAGAATTATCCGTGCTGTTATGTCTCCGTTTGCTTCAAATGATTTTTATCCCCCTATGGGGGATGGAGGATTGGGACAACAGGACACTCAAAACCCCTATAGAAATAGAAACTATTAATTGGAGAATATAAAATGACAGTTTTTCAACCCAAGGGTCCAGACACAACCCATAAAGAAGGAACTATTTTGGTTAATGCACCTAGAGGTGCTGGTTCCGGTGCATTAGGATCAAACTACCTTATTGATACTTATGTTAGTAATTTGCCTACAACTGGTCAAATTAATAATGAATATCAGTATGCTTTAAATGAAGATTTTGTTAGAACGGCAGATGGAAATGTTGGTGCTGCTACTTCTGGTACTGTTGTTGAGGCTATCGAAGGAAGAACGATTGAGGTTGTTGGCTATACATTTGTTGCAGACGCAGCTTCTACTGTTACTTTTCAAACAAATGCAACTCCTATATTTTCTGGTTTTTCCGTTGCAGCTAATGGTGGCGTTGCTGTTCAAGGCGATGCAGACTCACCTATGTTCTCAACAGAGCTAGGTGAAGCTTTAACTATAAATAACACAGCAGGTAATGTATCCTACCATATCTCATATACAGTAGTATAAGATGAATAATTTTTCTGGTATCATAAATAGCGATTTAAAGAATTTATTTAACAATGCGATATCTTCGCTATTGTACGATGACGCTTTGACTATTCCTTGTACCTTGTATTATGGTGTTACAAAGTATGAAGATTGTTCTAATTGCGTTTTTGATCCTATAGGTAATAAGTCTTCTAATCGCTTTCAGGATGGTGGACCAGTTCCGTTTCCTTTTGGTTCTATATGCCCTATGTGTAATGGAAATGGCAAGAAGGGGCTAGAAACTTCTGAAAATATTAATTTGATGGTTATATGGGACTATAAGCAATTTATGGATGTAGGAACTGTAAATAATCCAGCAGGAACTATTCAGGTTATGACTTTTGCTACCAATACCCCAGCTTTAAAAAGAGCTAAAGAATTAATTGTTGCTACAGATATAGCGGCTTATGGAAGACATAGGTATCAAAGATTAAGCGAACCACAACCTTGCGGGTGGGGCAATAGTCCATTTATTAGTTGCCTTTGGGAGAAATCAGGATGACTCTTAAAGCATCTATTGAACTACCAAATTTTAAATCAGAATTTGAAAAGGGTGTAATACAAGAAATAGCTAGACAGTTTGAAAAAAAAACACCCTTATTGATTAAGAATATAAAAAAAGTTCTTGCCCCCACTATAGAAGAAGCCTTAAAGAGTTCAAGGGCTTATGTGGCTATTGCAAGCGATCAAAATATTAGAGGTCAGATAGGACTAGAAAGCCTGTCTAAGTTTGACTCAATAATAAATTATTGGGCTAATAATATTTCCGTAGAATACAAAAAAAATAAAGGTTTAGGATTAATTAATATTGGAGCAATACGTTCAGATTATTCTGATGTATTAACATTGCCGGAAGCGGTTTTTATATCTACTAATATGTTTGGTGGTCAGACGGTGGTGGAGTGGCTAAATTGGTTGCTTCTTGTAGGTACTTCACCAGTGATTATTGGCTATAATTTCAAGGCTGGTAACTACCCTCAAAGTAGAACTGGTGTAGGTATAATGATTCGTCAAGAAGGTGGTGTATGGAGTGTTCCTAGAGAGGTTGCTGGCACAGAAGGTAATAATTTTGTTACTGAGACTGCTGACATTATAGAGTCTAAAATAGACGCTGTTATAAGGCGAGAACTAACTAAGATCACACAAGGAATAAAATAATGGCTGTAAATTCTTATACTAGATTAAATAAGCATGTATCTCAAGTTGGTGAGACTTTATTGACTTCGCAAATTGAGAGTAATATGAAGTCTTATCTAGATTGGGGATTGCTAGGTATAGGTTCATTTAGTAATGTATCAATACCTACATCTGGTGCTTTTGGTGGAACGTTTGACAAACTGCGACTTGTAGACGATCCTTCTTATTCACAAGGTCAAATTTGGGAAGCAGCTAGAAAAGATTGGGTTTGGGAAACAGGGGTTTATTATGATAGCCAACCTGTTCAAATTTCTGGGGTTACAGTGAATGGTACTTTTTACGGAACTGGTGATGCTACCTATGGTCATCATTATAACTATCCTTTGGGTAGAGTTGTATTTAATAGTGCTATACCTGAAAATTCTAATGTTCAATTAAATTATTCTTATAGAAACGTTCAAACCTATATTGCAGATCAAGCCCCTTGGTGGGATGAGATTCAATATGGTTCTTTAAGGGTTGACGATTCAACATTGTATGATTCTGGCTCTGGTAACTGGCAGATATTGGCTAATAATAGGGTTCAATTACCTGCGGTTGTCATAGAGGCAACTTCTAGAAGGCAATTTAGACCTTATGAAATGGGTACTGTTGGCAATTTTGTTTATACTGATGTTTTATTTCATATTATATCTGAATCTAGATGGTGGAGAAATCAGCTAGTTGACATAATATCTTTAGAAAAAGACAGAAGTATATGGTTATATGATAACAATTTAGTTGCTAGTGCTACAGGCTATCCTTTAGACTACAGAGGTATGATATTGCCTGACGCACCAATGTATCCCAAACTTGTAAATGCCTATCGTTTTAAGATGGCTAGATTTTATGGTATAAATGTTACAGAAATGCAGTCACCTACTGCTAGATTGCATAGGGGAACCGTAAGAGCCACTTTTGAGATAGTTATGGCATAATTTAAAAAATGGTGTATTTATCATTGCTAACTTAACAATAAAATGAAAGTTAAACTTTTTCATATTTAGGAGAAGAATTAATGGCTAATAATAGAATTTACTACCCAATTCAACAGGTAGCTTTTCGTAAACCTGGAACTACTGTTTTCCGTGAGGCACACGGTGTTCAGTCTGTTTCTATCACAACAACTTTTAATCTTGAGCAGGCTTTTGAGCTTGGTCAGCTTGCAATTTATGAGAATATCGAAGGTATTCCTAATATTGAAATCAGTTTGAGCAAGGTCTTGGATGGTTTTCCAACAGTCTACATGCTTGCTGCTGCGTGTGATGCTACTGGTGGTGCTCTTGCTGGTCCAGAGCTTGCAAAACGTGCTCCTGCTGAAACAATTATGCAATTAGGTATTTGGCCTGAAACACTAGAGGCTGTAGAAGGTACTCCAGACCAGTATGTTGAAATGTCGGGTTTGACAGTTTCTTCGGTATCTTATAATTTCCCGCTTGAAGATAATTTTTCAGAAGATGTTAGTCTTGCTGGAAACGTTAAGGTTTGGAACACTTATAATGGTACTGGTGCTGATGGTGTTACCTGTTCTGCTCCTTGGACTCTAGCTGCTGCAACCGGATTTTTTGCAGGAAACAATGATGCTCCTATTGGTACTGGTGGTGTTAACCGTAGAGAGAACATGCTTTTTGCTGGATACCAAGCTCAAACTGCTAATGCAGATTATAGTATTGTTCCTACAGAAATCTTGGGCGTTGGAACCTCTGGTTTCTTGCCTAGTGGTGGAGTTACCCATATTTCCTCGATTACAGTGTCTACAGACTTCTCTAGAGAAGACTTGTTCCAACTTGGAAGTAGAAGTCCTTACGCAAGAACTGTTACTTTCCCAGTTGAAGTTACTTGTGATTTTGAAGTTACTAGTGTTTCTGGAGATCAAGTCAACGCTATTGATGACTGTGGTGGTGCTAGTGTTTGTTCTACTGCTTCTAACCTTAAAGATAATAAGATCAGAATTTCAACCTGCGAAGGCTTGAGAGTTTATCTTGGTGAAAAAAATAAACTTGCTTCTGTTTCATACGGAGGGGGTGATGCTGGTGGAGGAAACGTTGCTGTAACATATAGTTATACAACCTTTAATGACTTCACAGTTCTTCACAAGAATGATGATTTTAACGTATCTGGAACTGGTTGGTGGGACACAAGACAAACCTACTTGGGAGCACTCACTAAAGATTCAACATTTGATAATTAATATTTAATATTAAGTATTTTATGGGGCGGGATAAAACCCGCCCCAATTAGGAAATAGGATTAGGATGGATATTTTTAAAAAAAACAGATTGGTAAATAGGTTAAGAACAGGCATCGTCTATTTAAAAATAGACGGAGAGCTATACAAGACTTGTCGCCCAACTCCAGAAGACATTGCTCTTTCTGAATTGGTGTTTGAAGAAGTACTTTCTACGGTTAAATTTGATGGCCTAATAACCAAAGATCAAGCTTCTAATCTACTTGCGGTTCGTGGGGCTTGGAACCGAGATGATGAAGCTAATCTTGAAAAACAAAATCAATATCTAGACGACCAAAAAATTGCCTTATACAAGGCTCTCTTTAATTTAAAACAACAAAAGGTTATTCGTAGAAGAATAAAGCAGGTAAATAATAATATACAAAAGCTTTTAATAAGAAAGCATTCTTTGGATCATATAACTTTAGAGAATTTTGCAGAGACCATAAGAGAAGATTTTTTACTTGCAATAACCATAAGAGACTATAAAGATAATAAGGTTTACGACTACTTTAATTTTTGGCAAAGTGATAGTGTCTTATTAAATAAGTTTTCTAATTATTTAAATACTAATTGGCTTACTAATGAAGATTCTAGACTTTTAGCTAGATCAGAACCTATTAGGTCTTATTGGAATATTGGAAAAGAAAAAATGTTTGGTCAAAATTCATTAGAATTAACCAACGATCAGAAGTCTATAATATTGTATTCTAGAATGTATGACAATGTATACGAAAGCATGGAAAGACCAGATGATGAGGTTATAGAAGATGATGACATGCTAGATGGTTGGTTTGCAGACCAAAGAAAAAAGATAGAAGAAGATAGAAAAAGAAAAGAGGCTGATAAGATTCTTGATAAAAAAGGAACAGATGGTGGTGGAGAGCTATTTGTGGTGGCAGATAGTTCCCAAGAAGCAAATAGAATTAGAGGGTTAAACAGTTTAGATAATCAAATTAAAATAAATTCTAGAAAACAAGCACTAAAGAATGGGCGAGGGGTTGAAGAACAGGATTTACCGGATGTTAAGTTAAAGTTACAGCAAGAAGCCATGAGACAAATGGCACAAAGGAGAGGAAAATGAGTGGATACGACGAATTTTCTAAAAAAAGATTATTAAACAACTTAGAAAAAAAATTTAATACAACAATAATTGGCTCTTTGGCTATTTTTGAAGAACAGTTTGGCTTTATGTGGGGTCATGGTATTCCTTATTCTTCTTTAAGTAAAGAGCAAAAAGAATTAAGAAGCATTTGGAAAGAAACTAGGACAAAAATATTAGATTCTGGAAATTCTAATCTTCGTGCTGCTCAAAGTGAATTAGCACAATATTCGTTTACTTGGAATAGATTTATTACAAACTTTAAATTAGATAAGGAAAATCAGGAGAATTAATTATGGCAGAAACAAAAGATGGTAAAAGGGTATTTGAAGTTGGTGGTGTAAAATATGCGGTAATTAGACCAAATATTGAAAAGCTTACAGCAGCAAACAAGCTTCGTAGGGAAACTTTTAATTCAGAGCTTCAAGCAGGCTCTTTAATTAGGGATCAATTAGAAGAAGAATTAAGGAAAAGAAGCCTTTGGAGTGATGATAGAGAGGCTAGATATCAACAACTTAGAAAAGAAGTTGTAGATATGGAGTATCAATTGGCTTCTGGAGGAATTAAACTTTCGGAAGCTAAAACAATAGCTTTAAAAATGAAGTCTTCTAGAAATGAGATGGTAGAGCTTCTTTCTTCTAGAAGTGATTTAGATTCTAATACTTGTGAGGGAAGGGCTGATGCCGCAAGGTTTAATTACCTATTTGCTAATTGTTTGGTGTATGAAAAGGATAGTAAACCCTTTTTTGAAAACGGTTTAACTGGATATTTATTAAATCAAGATAACCCTGTGGCTGTAGCCGGTGCGACTGAATTTTTCTACCTAATTTCTGATACAGAAGATGTTGATGAGAAACTGCCAGAAAACAAGTTTTTAAAGCAGTTTAATTTTGTAGATGATGAATATAGACTTGTTGATAAACAGGGCAAATATATTGATGAGGACGGTAGGCATATTGATATTTATGGAAATTATATTGAATGGGTTTCCGACGACGATTTTGTATTTGTAGATGCTAATGGTAGAGTTTTGGACGATTCTGGTAATTTTAAAGTTACCTTTTCTCCATTTTTAGATGATGAAGGCAAACCGTTAGATGAAAACGGCAATGTAGTTGTTGAGAAACAAAAACCAAAACCTAAGAGAACTAGAAAAACTACTAAAAAAACTACCCCTAAACAACAGGAAAAAGTTTAAGGGTATAAATAATTCTTGGATAAGCGATCTATTTTGTTTTAACAGAGTGGGTCGCTTTTTGTTTATTAAGAGGTAAAACATGGCTTTTGATATTAACGCACAGATTATTTTAAGTGGTCCTAAAGGTCTAACTAAAGTAAGAAACAAGATTAAGAAAGACCTTAGTAGTGTTTCTGTGCCTGTAAAATTAGATTTTGATAAAGGTGGTGGAAAAGCCCTTAGAGATATTAATAGTCAAATTAATACTCTTAATAAAAGTTTTAGTCAATTTAATTCTAACGCACAAAAAGTATCCAAAAGTATAAAACAAGCTGGAGATAATTCTAGACGTAGTATTTCTAATGTTAATAGCTTGGCTAATACTACTGCTAACCTATCGAAAAATCTTTCAAAAGCAAGCAAGGATGCAAAAAAGGCTGCTACTGAAATAGAAGCATTTGGTAAAGATGCAGCTTTGGCTATTCGTAGATTTTCAGCTTTTACTCTTGCTACCGGTGCAGTTTTTGGTTTTGTTAGGGCAGTGCAAGAAGGAATATCTAAGGGTATTGAATTTGAAAGACAGATTGTTAGATTGCAACAAGTTACAGGTTCTTCAAAAGCACAAATTCAGTCACTAGATAGGGCTATTGGAAATCTTGCAGGCACTTTAGGTATTAGTCAAATAGAGTTGGCTCAAACAGCAGTTACTTTGGCACAAACGGGTCAGAGTATTAGGGAAGTAGAGCAATCATTAAGAGCTATTTCTAAAGCTAGTCTTGCTCCTACTTTTGGTGATATAAAAAGTACTACTGAGGGTGTAATTGCTGCACTTAGACAGTTTAATATTTCTGCTAGTAAAACGGAAGAAGTTTTAGGCTCTTTAAATAATGTAGCTAAAAGATTTGCAGTTGAGTCTGAGGATTTGGTTTCTGTTATTCGTCGTGCTGGTGGTGTTTTTGCACAAGCAAGCCAAGATATTCAACAAGGACCACAGCAAAGCTTAAATGAGCTTTTAGCTATATTCACTTCTGTTCGTTCTACTACTCGCGAAACAGCAGATACTATTGCAACTGGCCTTAGAACTATTTTTAGTAGACTTCAAAGAAAAAGTACTATAGAGTTTCTTAAAAGTTTTGATATTCAGCTTTTAGATTCAAAAGATAACTTTATAGGTTTCTTCAATTCTTTTAGGGAGATATCTACTAAGCTTGAGGGTTTAGGAACCATAGAACTTGCTCAAGTGGTCGAAGAACTTGGTGGTATTCGTCAAATAGGAAAAATCTTACCTGCAATTAAAAACTTTGGTTCTGTAACCGAAAATGCATTTAAGGTAGCACAACAGGGAGCCAAGCAAGGTTTAAGTAAAGATGTAGCCCGTGCTGCGGATACCTTATCTGTAAAAATATCTGCTCTAAGTGAAAACTTTTCTACGCTGATTAAAAATATAACTCAGTCTAAAACCTTTCAAACTTTTGCTAAAACAGCAGTATCGGTTGCAAATGGCTTTATTAAAACCGTAGACGCTTTAAGACCTCTTCTGCCTCTTCTCGCTACTTTAGGTGGAATAAAGCTTATTGATCTTGGTGGTGAGTTTTTTAAAGGTTTTAAAGATGGTATTACAAAGACAAAGGATATTATTGATAAGACCGAAGAAGCCTTAGATAGTATAAACAAGAAGGGTGGTGGAGACAGCAGTAGTGGGGGCGGTGGAGGCGGTGGAGGTCCGATTGGTCCTGACTCTAAGCTCTTAGACGCTTTAAAGGGCAATACAACAGCCCTAACAAGTAATACTCAGGCTTTAATAAGAAATAGTAACCTTTTAGATAAGCTAACTAGATTGGGTATTGGTTCTAATGTTGCCAAAGTGTCTGATGAAAAATCCAAGAAAAAGACTGCTGACAAAGCTATTGCTGCTATTCCAACTGATCCCGCAGAAGCCCTATTGCAAAACATTGAAGAAACAGTAAGGGCAACAAGTGAAAAATCTAAAGAGGAGTTTCAACAAGTAGCAAGCAATGCTGAAAAGAAAAAGTTCATTAGGGAACGTGCTGGTTCAAAAGAAAGTGCTGTTAAAATTCCATTTGATGTAAAAGCTCTTGCTGCTTCAACTACAAAAGCCGTAGAAGAAGCAAATAAACAACAATCTTTAACTACTAGCAACAGGTCTAAAGCTTTAGCTGTAGGTGCTACAGGCGGGGTTGGAGGCAGGGATCAAATCAGGGCGATTAGTGGTGAAATATCACGTCTTGAATCTTCAAATGAAAAACTAATAGAAGAATTAGCAGATTTACAAACTGAGTTCTCAGATGACAAGGGTAAACTTCTTCCTTCTGCTGGCAAACTTGGTGATAAAGGCAGTGTCGCAAGAAGAATTGAAAAGTTAGAATCAAGGATAAAAGGAAATGAAGCAAAAAAGGAAGAGTTAAAAACTAAAAGAGATAATATTGGACCAACAGATGTTGCTTCTCTTATTCAAAGTGTAAACGCTGATCTTGGTGAAATAGACGCAGCACAACAGAAGGCTAAACAAAATTTTATAGATATTTTTAAAGAATTAGATAGAATAGCGGCACAACAAAAATCAGCAGAGTCATTAAAACAATCAGGGGTTTCTTTAGATACAAACCGAATCACATCGGGAGAATTAATAACTAGTCTACCACAAGAACCAGTAGAACCGATAGTTGTAACTGATGGAAGTGACATTGACGATAAAAGAAGATTTAAAAACACATCTACTCCTGTAGGTAATTTAGATTTTGGTTTTAAAAATAGACAAGTAGAAGAAGGAAAACAAAAAAGACTGACTACCGAAGAGAGTTCTACATCCAGAGGTGTAAAGACTAGGAAACAAAATGAAGAACAAAGAAACATAATTCAAAAACAAATAATTTCAAATCAAGAAGAATTAAAGAATAGTTTTGATGACGCAAACTCTTTTAGTCAGAGTTTTGTATTTGCAGTTGAAGAAGCTGCGAAAAATGGGGAAGAAATAGCAAATAAACTTCAAGGATTTAGAGATACCCTTCCTAGTGCGAAAGCAGCAGCAGCAATAGAAGCAGCAACAGGGGGATTTGCAGAATTTAAAGGTGGTCTTGCTAGTACTGATACAGGAGCAGGCCAAAACACTTCAAGGTCAGTAAAAGTTCTTGGCAAGGACGCTCAGGGGGATATTCAAAGAGAAGCACAGTTTACAGATGAGGAAAAGGCACAGCTTGAATCATCCGTGTTCACAAGTGACGTATACAAGGAGTTACAAAAGAAAAGAAAGCAGATTATTGAAAAAGCTGCCGAAGAACTAAAAAAAGACGAAGATGATTATATTCTAGCTCTTGGTGGACTGTATAATAATGAATTACCAAAATCTTTAGAAGAGATTAAAAAAGCTGCGGGTAAGTTAGAAGCCCAAGCAAAAGCTATAGCTACGCCTAATATTCCAATAGCTAAAGTAAACACTCCTGGAGATTTAGGAGCAATTAAATTTGCAAAAGGCGGCTTTGTAAAAGGCCCAAGTCATAGCCAAGGTGGAGTTCCAGCAGAACTTGAGGGTGGCGAGTTTGTTGTTCCTAAAAAGAATGTAGATCAAAAAACTGGATTACCTAAATTTCAAAATGGTGGTTCATTTGATGATCTACCAGAAGTTATAAAGGAGCAGGCTAAAATAGCAGCGGAGTCTGGGAAAAGTCGTCTGTCAAGTGTTGTTGGAGCAAGGTTTGGTAAAGGCAGCGGAACAGGTCAAGATAAGGTCTTTACAGACTTCCTTATTGTAGATAATAAGCCAGAAGAAACTGGTGCTTTAATAGGTCCAGACAGCGAAAAAAACAACACTGGTTTTGTAGGAAGAGACAAAGATGACCCCTCGATTGGGGGAAATATTTCAGCGTCAGCAGTTAAGCTTCTAGAACAATTAAACCCAGACATAGTTATTCCAAAAGGGAAAACAAAAGTAAATGTTTTTCCTAGGGGTGGTTACGGTGCTTTTGGTTTCAAGGAAACAGCGGTTGACGAAGAAGGCAATTTAACATTTGGTGGAAAAAAAGAAAAAGGTAGGTCAAATGTTATTTTTGACCAAATGAAACAGCAAATAAAGGAGTTTGCCTCTAATTTAATAGGTGATACTGTTCCATTATTAAATGAAGTTTTGGGCTTAGGTAATTTCTTTAAGCCTATCTCTACTGATTCTGGTGATGTTTTAGATGAAAAGATTATTCAAGAAACTTTTAATTCTCTTAAAGGTGCTGTTTCTGAGTCTTTAGCTTCTGTAATATCTGGCTCAGAACTACAGGGCCAAAATGAACTTTTTGACTTAAAAGACTTAGATGCGACAGCGACAGCTAGACTTTCTTCGTTTTTTGAGTCTCCACCTGGTGCATCTATAACAGAATTAAAAAGAGCAGAGGTAAAAGCTAATTTAGGTTTAGCTAGAGCACCGGAGGGAGGTCTTATTAGCAAGGTTGTTAATAAGGCAATTAGTGATGAGAAATTTCAAAAAAACTTTGAAGTATTTGCATCTAGAGATACAAAAGACATCAAGGGTACAACCCCTTTCGAGATACTGCCCCAAGATGAAAAATCAAGAGGTGGTTTAACATTTACGGCTAACTCGCTTCTTACACCGGGTGAACTTGTATTTAATCCTAAATTAGCAGAAAAAATAGGATTACAGAATCTTAAAAAATTCAACCGTACTGGCGATAGTTCGCTTATTCGTAGTCTGCTAGGTTCAGATATTTCTAAAATAGCAACAGTGCCGGGCAAAGGCAATAAAGATACCTTTCCAGCTACTTTAGATAGAGGTTCTTTTGTTATCAAGAAAGATTCTTCTGAAAAATCAGGTTTGCAAAATTTTAATACTGGTGGTCTTTTTGGTGTTCAATCATTTCAAAATGGCGGTCAATCTTCTGGTGGTACAGCATTTTTTTCAGAGCTTGCTAAAAATGTAGGCAAGGCTACTATTGCGTTTGGTTCTTTAAAATCTGTAGATTTTAGCAATATCGGTGAAGTTATATCAATTGTTCCTATTCTGTCTGCGGGGCTTGAGGGGCTTTTTGATAGTTTTTCTGATGCTACTGATGCACTTCTTAGTGATGAAGAAAAAAAGGTAGCAGAAAAAATTGAAGCAGTTGATGGAGAAATAGCATCCTTAGAGGCTGCTACAGAAGCTACTGGGGCTTTGACAGAAGCCGTTGGTGCAGCAGCAGAAGGACTTACCGAACTTCCAGATAAAATAGCGGAAGCGGCTGCTAAAGCAGAGACGGCTACCATTTCTGCCTTGGAAGGTGGTGCTGATGCTCCGTCTGTAGCTACTAATAGGAGGGCTGGTGAAACACTGGAACAATCTGTTGTTAAAAAACCAGATAAGGTGGCAGAGATTGATCGAAGTGTAAGAGTAAAAAAAGAAAGGGCAGCAAGAAATGAAAAAAGAAAAAATCTTACTAGGCAAGAAAGAAGAGAATTAATTGCTAATAATCGTTCAAGAAGAATTAGAAAGCAGGATGATGCAGATAGGGCTATTTTTGATAAAGATATTGAAGAAGCAGAAACAAGGGTTAAGTCTTCAAATCCAGCAGAGGCCCGAAAAGGAAAAAGAGACTTAGCACAATTAAAACAAAACAAGCAACAGTTTTTTAATTTATCACCAGAGGCACGCTTAGGTGAAAAGAGCTTCACTTTAAAAAAGGGAGATAAAGACTTAGGTAGAAAAAGGAGAAGTAAAAAGAGTCTATTAAGTTTTGATGACTTATTGCCTAAGCTTGGTGGTGGTGGCAAGGGTGGAGGCGGTTTAAAGGGAATATTCTCTAAGTTGGCTGGAAAAATTACTAGTAGTGACAAATCAAAATCATTTGTTTCAGATATTGCTAGTAAAGGAGTTTCAAAAGTTAGAGATGCTGGTTTCCGTGGCATACCAGAAGATTTGTTTGGTGATGGTTTTCGTGATGGTATTAAGAAATTAGGTAAGAAAGGCAATTTTAAGAAAATTAGCAAGGGCTTTTTTACTGATTTAGTAGACCAGTTTAAAGACCCTAAGAAGTTAAAAGGTGCTTTTAAAAAGGGTAAAAGCATACCTGGTATTATTGCTGCGGTATTAGCTGACCCTATTATTAATACTATTGGAGATAAGGTAGGTCTTAAAGAAATTGGTGGTGCTAAAGGTTTTGAATCAGGAAGTACTGTCGCTGCTGGTGCTTTTGGTGCTGCTTCTGGTGCTGCTAAGGGGGCTGCTATTGGTGCGGGTATTGGTAGCCTTATTCCTATTCCTGTTGTTGGCACTGTTGTTGGTGCTATTGGAGGTGCTATTGTAGGAGGAATAGATGGATTATTTAGTGGTATCAAAGATCAAAAAATATTTAATGCTCTTACTTCTTTAGATAAAGCTGCTAAAGCTGCTAGTGAGGCACTTGGAGACTTAGGAGATGTAGAAAAGCTTGATATAAATAAAGATCAAGAAAAGATTGGTAAGTTTCTTACTGCACAAGAAAAACTTACTAGTTCTGTTATAACAACCTCTAAAAAATTAGATGAAATAGAAAATGGCGGTTTGAAAGCCGCAGAAGGAGGCGAGGGCGGTATTCCTGATGCTTCTGTTATTGGCGGGGTTTTAGGCGGTCCTGTTGGAGTGTCAGTAGGTGCTGCGATAGACTTAGCTGAAAGTAAAACTATTTCCTCTGCTTTTGCTTCTTCGGAAGAAGCTTTAACCGGCTGGAGTCAGTCTTTAAAAGAAAACTCAGGAAATAAGATAGCACAGTTTCTTCAACCTTTTGTTAATGAGTTGGGGGTTACTTCTCTTGGTCTTAAAAATTTTGCTTCCTCGATTGAAGATGCTATTACACAAAGCAGTTTATACCAAAATACAATAGGGACATTGAACAGTATTACATCTTCTGTTTCTGGTGTGTTTAGCGTGGCTGGAAGCCTTATTAATCAACAAGGAATTACTGGGGCAGCAAGCACCGCTATCGGCGGTAGTTTATCATTTGCTACTGCTGGTATTTCTGATGAAATTAAAGGTTTATTTACTGGTCAGTCAGGACAAGAAGTAGCAGATGATCGTATTGCTTCTGTTCAAGGAGCAGTATTTTTAGATCAACAAACACAGGCTGTAGAAAGCTTTATAACATCAGTTAATTTATTAGACACTGAAAAATTAAAAGAGACAGGTGATGCCTTACAGCAATTAGGTGCAAAATCTCTTGATTCTATTTTTGCAGTTAGTTCTAGTGCCAAAAAACTTGCACAATTAGATTTGTCAGACATTGAAGACTTCAATGATCTAGAAAATACCTTTAAAGAGCTTACTGAAAATTCTGATCCAGAGACGTTAGAACAAACTGCTAAAATATTTAAAAATATTGCTACAAATGCAGCACAGCTTGAGGCTGCTGATTTAGAGAAACAACTTGCTGGAATAGCTGGAGAAGACGCAGATTTTAAAGAAGCACTAAAACCGTTTCAGCAAGCGAATAGTGTGTTTTTATCTACACTTCAAAAGGGTGGAGATATACGAAAAGCAAGCAAAGCTAGAGCAGACAATCTATTGGCTACTTTAGGAGCTAAAGTAGGAACAGAGGGTGGTGTACGAGATATAGTAAAAGGCGTTAAAGTTACAGAAAGGGATGAACAGGGAAGGGCAATAAAAGACGAAAAAGGTAATGTAGTAACAAAGGCAGCAGATGCTTCTAATCTTGATGATGTTTTTGCTGCTATAGAACAAATATTAGCTGCTGGAGACAAAGCTGATCCTGAAAAATTAGCTGCTGTTACTGCTGCTTTAGGAGGAAATGCTTCCGAGGCAGCAAATGTTTTTCAAGCATTAAAGGCAAGCACAGGAGCACAACAAGATCAGACATTTGCTCAAATAAAAGCAACACTTGCAGCAAAACAAAGAGACGAACAAATAAGGTCAAGTTTAAAACTTTTTGATGCTTTCGGTACTGCTATTGATAAATTAAATAAAGGTGTCTCTAGTTTAACAGATAAGTTTACCACTGTTGCAGATAATATTAATTCAGAAGTAGAAAAAATACTTTCTGGTGATACATCTATTACTGCTAGTGCTAAATTTAATCCTTTTGAAAATATAGATGCTGCTTCTAGGGAAGAAATTAAACAGGGCGTGGCAAACATTTCTGCTACTGTTGGACCAGGTGGAGATAAGGCTCTTGCAGAAACAGTCGAGGTATTAGATTTTGGTAAAAATCTAGAATCAAGTTTTACGAAATTAATTGATAATATTGAAGCAGACTTGGGTACAGGTGATGTTAAGTCTGGTGATATTACTGCTTCTGGAATTAGAAAAAGATTTGAAGAAGATAACGCCGATGAACTAGACGATCTACCAAAGGACGTAAGAGAAAAGTTTTTAGCAGGTTTAGAGGCATCTGTTGGTGCATCAAGACAAGACGGAGGAACGATTGGTATAAAAGAACTTAAAGAAAGTTTAGTTAGTGGTGATTTAACTGCTGGTATAGATCAATTTACAGATCAAACCGCTGCTGCATTAGCGGAGGTTACTAATAGTTTAAATGTTCTTAATACTGCTGTTATTAACGCTGCTAATGTTCAAAGTGAAATAGCACAGATTGAAACGCAAAAAAGACTAACCATTATAGGTCAAAGAGAAGCTTTTGAAGATAAATTCAATAAGTTCTTAAATCAAAGTGTTAATGTTAGAGAACAAGCAGAAGAAAGATTGAGAAATAAGCTTGAAGCTACTGTAAATGCTGGTGGTGCTGGAGCTAGAGGTGCTGCTGCCGCAGGCGTTGGTGAAACTGATGTTTTAAGTGCCGCTTCTTTATCTGATAGAAGAGAGCGTTTACAAGCCGAAAGAGAAAGTTTAAAAAGGCGACTAGGAGAAGCTTCTGGTCAAGAAGGTCTAGCTGGTGGAGCACTTCAAGAAGAAGATACAGACCAATTAATCAAGGCTCTTGCTGATAATCAACAAGCACTTCAAGGAACAAGTGATGCTTTACAACAGCTTGGAGATGATGTTACCCAACTTGCTGCTATAGAAAGCGAGCTTGCTAAATTACAAGAATCTCAGCTTACCGGACAACAAAAGGCTGCTAGTTTGGCTAGAAAGCTTGGCGATGCAAAAACACCACAAGAAAGACAAAAGATAATAGAAGAAGCCAATAAGCCTATTGCTGCTTTGGGCAAGGCTAAGAGGCTGGCCGCTGGAGAAGATGTTGGTGACTTTAGTTTTGATGAGTTAGCAGATTTATTAAGCTTAGATGATTTTACTAGACAACAATTTGGTGTAAGCGATGAAGATTTCGCAAACTTAAAGCAAGTTGCAAGTACGGCTGTAGGAGAAGGTATAAAGGACGTTAAAGGTGGCGAAGTGCTTGGTGATGCAATTGTAAGATCACAAGATGTTGATGATGAAAAACAACAGCTATTAGATGATGCTGCCGCTATACAAAAAGGAAAAGAAGGTGCTGTAGAATCACAAGCTAATGACAAAATAACAGCATTAGATGCACAGTTTGTTCTTTTAACAGATCAGGTTACTACTACTAAAAACGCTTTAGCTGAACTTACAAAAACAGTTCTTGCTTTTAGAGGTGGTGGTCCGAACACACCAGATACAAACCGGTTTGAAGGCTCTACAACCGTTGCTGGAGCTTCAACCTCTACTAATGCGTTCGCTTCCATCGCTGAACAGTTTGATCCAGACGTAGTTTCTGCTGCTAATGCAGCATTTAATGACGGTGCTGATCCAGCGGACATTGCAAGAAGTAACGCTATAGCTTCATCACTTAGGGATGGTGGTTCAAATGGAATCGCTGCTCCTAATACTCTTTTTGATATTAATGCTCTTAAACCAGATGTTAATAAAATAGCCCAGCAAAATGCTGTTAATAAGATTTTTGAAGAACAACCAACTCAACAACAATTTTTGAAACAAACTCAAGCAGAAAGAGTAGATAGAGCTAGAGATAAAAATCCACTTAGAAACAGGAGGGATTCAAGGCTAGGAAAAGAAATACCTAAAGCATTAGATCAGGGGGGATCAGTCCTTAATGATTCAGCAGAAAAATTATTACAAGCCAGCCAAGCACTTTCTGGAGAAAACCAGTTTGCAGATAAGGTTTCTCAGGCAGCAGAAAAACTTGCTAATCTTCCAGAGTTAAAGGTTGATTTAAATGCACAAGTTGGAACAGTTGATGTAGTACTAAATGGTGGTGCTTTGATGACTTCGTTTGGTGAAAAGGTAAAGAATGATGTTTTAGCTGCCGTTGCAGAACAATTAAAGGGTATGCAAACCCCAGATGGTTCTCTTAGTGATCCAAGATTGTCTTAAAGTATGAGGAATAAAAAATGTCACATGGTTCAGTAGAATTTAAATATGGAAATTATGAGTTTAGACCTGCTCCAATTTTTAATATATCAACAGATGCTTATAAAACATTAGAAGGTTCTGGTTGGGGTGCAAACCATAGGATTGTATTAGATGGCGATCTTATATTAACTGGCAATGAAATTCAGCTTGGTGTTACTGGTCTTTTTAAAGAAATAGATAATTTAAGAAGTGCTGTTTCCCAAGATGGATATTTATTAGTAGCCACATGCAATGATGGAAGTGGTACTAATCCAATAATTAGTGGTCGCCCAATTGTAAATTCTTTTTCTATAGAAAGCACTCCAGATAACTATACTAGATCAGCAAAATATACTGTAGAGTTTGGTATGCCTACCTTGATGCAAGGTACGGGCCAAGACACTATAAATCCAAGTGGTTTTGATGGTGGTGATCCACACCCAAGAGTTCCAATTCATCCTCCTTTTATTGAATCTTTTTCTGAAAATTGGCAATCAGATTTCAAAGAAAAAAGAATTGGTGCTTCATTTAGTGGTGATTATAGAACAAGTACTGGTACGGTAGTCTATACAGAAGATTTTTTATGGGATGGTATTTTTACCCATACTATAGATGTTAAAGGAAGAACTACATATACAGGAACCAGTAGTCCTACATCATTAGAATCTAAACCGGGTTGGCAATCGGCTTATGATTATGCAACTGGTTATTTAAATGATAAATATGGTGTTTCATCAGATGCTTCTATCACAACGGTTTCTGCCAGCGGTCTTATAGGTCTCCCTATAACTAAGGCGGGACAATCTTTAACAATATATGATCGTTTTAGAAATGCATCTATTAATAGAACTGATAACTCTGTTTCTGTAACTGAGACTTTTAGCTTACAGCCTCAAGCGGCGGGTTCTGATAATCTAGACGGTGCTTTTGAAACTTTTGATATTAGTCTTTCAACAGAGGGTGGTGTTACATCGGCAACAGTGCAAGGTCAGATTCAGGGCTATAGTCTTATTGATTATAAAGCAGGAACTAATTATAATGGAGACTCTGTTACTGAAAATCAATTAAGAGAACAAGAACAGTCTATTGAAAAGGCTAGGGCATATTTTTCAAATTTACAAACTAAAGATGTTTTCTTTAAAAGGGCAGCACATGCTACCTTAAATAGTGAACCTTTTTTACAGGGTAGTTGTCAGAGAGCTATTATATTAGCTGATAGACCAAAAACCATTACTGTTGGTGAGAACCCATTGCAGGGAACAATTAGTTATAGTATTAGTTATGATGATAGCCTACAGGGGTGCATAACGGGTGACTGTATAATATCTCAAAACATTACTGTTGACGACCAACTTGAATCAGATGTTTTTGCAACACAAACTATTTTGGGCAGAGCACAAGGACCACTCTTACAAGATATAGGTACTACTACAGCAAGAGTAAAAACTATAAGTGTAGAAGTAGTTACTGTTCCTCCTACATCCTGTGCTAGTATTGAAGAAATAAATAAGACCAATCCTAGCGGTCAAGTAAATGGTTTTATAAATACAATTTACAATAGCTTGACAGCGAACTATTCTCAAGTTTTTACTTCTTCTAATGGTCAAAGTTGGAATTTTACTCAAGGCAGATACACAAAAAACATTGCTTTTACTTATAATAATTGTAGTGGCACATAAGGAAAAAAAGGAATAAGATGGCAACTGAATTCGCAAAAAAAAATGAGTGTAGCCCAAACAGTCTTTATGGACCATTGGTTCAAACTATCTTTTTAGGGGCAAGTGTACAAAGTTTTAGTGCTTCGGCAGGATGGAACGAACAAGGATCATCTCTTACTGTAGAGTTAGCCGAAGACCCTTGTATTGGGCCGAAAGTATGGTATGATAATGGTGTAAGAAGGTCTGGTGATATAGCAGACCCAGGATTTGTTTATCCCACACCGGGTGTTCCTGTATATTTTAGAATTGAAGATTTTGAGTTTGCTGGATTAGTTCAAGATTGGACTCAGAAAAATGACGCAAATGGAAACCCTCTTTTCTCTGTTAGCATTTCTGACCCCAGATTAATATTAGACAATACTCAAATAATTGTAAATGATTATCCCGGTGATACAGAAAATGTTTATAATTTAATTAATGCTTATGGTTTTATAGAAACATTATCTAAAGGTCAAATATGCACTAGTGCGAATACATGCCCTAGTTCTAAAAGATTTGGAGGAACTTCTGAACAAAACACCTTGAGCTTGATAGCAAATGAAAGAGGTATGTTATGGAAGGATATAAAGGCTGCTATACATTCACTTTGTTCTAATCCTATTGCACCCGGTCCTAGTTGCGATCAAAAATATTTAAAAGATAATAGACTTATATATGTGGGTTCTTCTAGTTCCACATATGGTCGTCTTGCAAGCAATGGTTTTGATAACTTAGGTAATTTAAAATCTGATTATTTAATTGATTTAAGTGAAATACCTATTTCTCCAAACTATTATAGGATTTCTGGTCCAACAATTAGCATGTCAGAGTTAATAAGTCAGGTTTGTTCTGATGCAGGCTGTGACTACTATATAGAATTACAGCCTACTTTTTCTGCTGGTTTAAAAAAGATAATAAAAGTAAGAACAGTAAGTAGAGCTAATCCTCCTGCGTCCAACGCTTTAGATACCTTTATTCTTAATAGACAACTAGCTTATCCTCAAGCAGAAGGGGGTATTATATCATTTACAAAAGGTAAGGAAGTAAGAAATGAGAACACTTCAATATTTATTATGGGTGGGAAAAAACTTCAACCATATCAATTAACTAGTGAAAGTGGCATTCAAGGCGATTCTCCTATTCAGCCTTTTTGGGGCGTAAATTCAGACAATCGACTATTAAAAGCAGAAATTCATCCTTCTGGATACTATAGAGTTGAATTAGAATTTGATAAATTAAATAAAAGTCTTAATTCTCCTATTGGTAGTGGAACACCAGCAACAGCTTGGGTTACTGAGCCTGAGATTAGAGCAGCACTTATGGACTACTCTAGCTTTAAATCAATGACTGCTACTATGAGTGGTGATTTAGGTGGAGAGCTAGGCGAGCACCTTAGTACAATCGGAAATAAGCCTGAAAGAGATAATGCTGCTAATCTTGAGGCTGCAAAAGGCAATGTTCCTGTAGGTGATATTGTAATCCCAAGACCCCAAGACGATAATAAAGATAGAGGGTTTGAAGAAAACACTGCAAAAGATTCTGACTTAATTTATGACTTTGTAAAGTCTTATGCTCAAGATTATTATGGAAAACAGTTTTTAGTAAATAGCGATGGTATTCCTGTATGTTATAAGCTAGATTCAGCATCAGCTTTCGGTAGTGGAGTACCACCCACCTATAGGTTCACTCATGATACATCAAATCAAGCTTGGGTTTTAGATGGAACTAGTCAGGTATTGGGTTTAGCTCATAATAGTCCTGCTACAGATTTCTTTAGAGATGAACAAGGTTTATATCAACCAATATTAAGGTTTCCTTTGCTAAGTGGATTGCTTTTGGGTAGTGGTACTTATGCTACTGGAGACCCCTCTTATATTGGAGATCAAGACTATATAACTAATGGAACAGGAACAGGTATTTCTGATCCTAGTATTTGGGTAAAGGCACAAATAAATGATAAGTGGGTTCTTGGAAACAATCTTGATCCTAGTGGTGATTCTATTTATTTCAATATTACTATTCCTGCTCCATTTACACAAGTTTCAGCATATCTTCCTGCATTTGATGCACTTGCTTTTAAAGAAAACTTAAACGCAGCAGCAACCCTCACTGATATTCCAACTGGTTTAAATCAAGGTGTTGAAAAGGGTAGCTTTGTTGATGGTTTGTTTCCATCAGCGGCACTTCCTGACTCCGCATTTTGTTGTGTTCAAAATAACTTAGAGGTATATGGACCTTTTGGAGTTGCGGGAGCACCCGGTTCGGTGTCATTAGAAAATGATGACGGTTTAGTTCCTTGGGAATACGGTAGCGATCAAATCATGGAACAAGCTGCTTTACAAAAGGTTCAAGATGCTGCAACACAGATGAGGCAATCAGAGAGAGGTTCTGTAACTTTAGCTGGTTTTCCAGAAATTCCTTTAGGTGCTGAGTTAAATTATTCTGCTGGTTTACAAGACTATATAGAAACAAGAAATGCAACTTTAGAACCTGTAACTGATGGTCGCTCATTTGTCAAGGTTGTTAAATCAGGTTGGACTGGTTCGGGTGGTCCTAACTTAACCAATGTTAATGTTAGTGTTGGTGCAGGAGGATTCACTACTTCATATCAGTTTAGCACTTATACACCGCAGTTTGGTAAGTTTTCTAAGGGCAATGCTGAAAGACTAAAAAGAATAGGTCAGACCAGACTTCAAAACATGAGAAATGTTAGAGCTAAAAGATTAGAAAAATCTTCTTTTAGCTTTGATAGAACTAAACAATTTTTAGAAGATAAGATAGGTAGAACTGCAAAGGCTCCCAAATCAGCACATCATACATTGATTGGTAGAATAACCAATAGTGGTAGAGTAGAAATAAATAGCCAAAATATTCAAGAGTTAAATGTTGCTATACCTACTGATAGTGGCTATGCAAAAACTGCCATTATGAGTTGGGATGGTATTATAAGACCTGTATCTAAAAGCGGTGATGGTGGACTACCTCGGTTTATTTCTTATCAAACTGGTGAATGTAATAGTTTTAAAACTTCTAGCACACAACCTCCTTCTCAAGATTATACACCTCTTAGTGTAACTCAAGCATTTTTAGACCCTTTATCTAATCCAAACTCAGTTTTGTTGACAGAAAGATCAGACGCAGCTTCTAGCGGTCATGATTTTGAAATTTTAGCTAGAAAAGAAGACCAAGGGATTTCTGGATGGAGTGTTCAAAAAAATGATGATTATACAGATGATTATCGTTTTATGGCACTTCGTGGCCCTTTAATGATTCAGGGGTGGGGCTATGATACAAACAGTAAACCTATTCCTAATTCTGTTGATGTTGTGTCTAATATAACAGGCAATGGTCAATATGAGTCGCAAGGCTTGACAGATAAGTTTTTAGATGGCTTTCTTCAACAACCTGAGACTTGGCCTGTAGCACCTTTAGATTTAAGATTAGATAGAAAAAGAGGAGTGTGGACTGTTGCTCAACAGCCTCGACCAGTTCATGTAAATATAACGGGCTGTCTTGGTACTGGTAGTGTTAGTGCTGTAGCAACGGCGACAAATTTAGCTGAAACTTATGATGCTGATGGAAACGCTGTTTCAGATCAAATATCTATTACTTGGCCTTGGGGTATTTCTAATCCTACGGGCATAGGTAAGGTTCCTGTTTATTATGATGATAACGATTGTAAAAACTATGTGTTTCCTATAAATAGATTTGATGCGGCATATATAGCTTTTGGCGACCCAGAATCCCAAAAGAATACTATCTATGATACAAAATCAATAGTTTTTAGCGGTTTTGAGGTTATAGAGACTATTGAAGATTGTCAAAATTCATTGTTAGTAAAACCTAGTGGTAGTGGTGATGCTGTTTTTCTTTGTGTCAGTGGTTTAAATACTTGCCCAGAAGACTTTGGTGGTTATTTAAAACAAAGTGTAAATGGATGTTTAGCTTTTGGTTCTGGTCTTTTTATAACTGGTTATAATGTTACTAATCTAAGAGTTGACACAAATCTTATTGCTAGTGGTACAGAATATATTCAAGACGGGTGTTCTTTTACTAACGTTGAAGGCACTGTCGAAAAAAGATTTACTAAACTAGGATTTGCAGGTAATCTTTCTACAACAGTAGATATTGATAACGACTGTGCCGTTATAGTTAGTGGTTTTCAACAACCAATATCTATAACTAATTCTGGGGTTTGCGGTGATGCCGAACAAAATACTGTGTTCTCTTCTTTAATTATCGGTACTGGTTTAAGATATGTTGACAGAGATGCTATTATTCCTTGTGAAGTTGAATTACGCAGTAATATAAAGGCTTTAGGCACAGTATATACTAGAAGCGAAGTGATTGGTTGCACTTGGCAAAAGGAGGGAAACCCATCATTTGATACCTTATTTGAAAACCTTAATTTTGTAGGAAATATTTCTGTTACAGGAGATGATTGTGATGTTTATGTAAGCGGTTTTCAACAGCCTCTTGCTATGATTAATTCTGGTGTTTGTGGAAGAGACAACGAGTTCCTTGACGGGGGTGTTCCTGATACATATTGGGATATTTTAGTTGCTAGAACTGGTCTTAAATGGCACTATGAAGGAGAGGGAGAACACGGTTGTACGGGTATTTTAGATGTAATATTGCAAACTTCTGGAGCACCTTGGATTAGAACCTATGGAGAAGATTGTTCTCTAACGGATGGTGATCCAACTTCAAATGTTTTTGAAAGAATCGCTTTTACCGGTAATCTTTCTCATACTGTAAATGGATGTACAACTATTGTTAGTGGTTTTAATAATATTGTAGTTAGTGGTCAAACTTGGTCTATTGATTATAATGATTGCAATGCTTATGTAGCAAGTGCTCCTCTTGGTAATGGGGGGATATTAGATAAAATAATATTTACTGGTGAACTTTCTACAAGTTTTGGTAGTAATTGTGAAGTTATTGTTAGTGGTTTCCATCAGCCAAACATTATTATTGATACTGGTACTTGCGGCGGTGTAGGACTAGGTACTTATAACGCAGATACTTTTATATTTGGTACTGGTTTAGATGTTGTGGAGAAAGAAGTAGATGGTAAATGTGCCATGCTTATCAATCATAATCTTACGATTAGTGGTTATGATCTTGTAACAAATCCACTTGATCCGTGTGGTGATCGTGTAGATGGTGCTAAGACTGAGACTACAGCTTGGGAAAAAATAGCTTTTACTGGTAATATTTCTGTAAGTACTGGTCTTAATCCTTGTGATATTTTTGTTAGTGGTTTTCAAAATAATATTCCTATAACTGGAGAAAAATGGACTAGAGATGGGGGTAGCGGTGGCGATGACGATTATCAGTGTTATTGGTCACAAACAGGTTACAACGTACAAACTAATTTTGATTCCATAGCAACCGCTGGTTTTATCAGTCTTATTACTGGTGTAGGTTGTGAAGTATATCTTAGTGGGGTGGAGCAACCGTTTAGATTTATAGAAAGCGGAACCTGCGGTTCTACAGTAATTGAAACTTATAATTCAAAAGGCTTGATCTTTGGTAGTGGATTAAAAGCCAGTATGATAACAGATTCCAATTGTAGTGGTATTGTTGAAGTTGATATTAAAGCACAGGGGCTTCAATGGGGAAGAATTTCAAGTCCTCCCACTAGCTGTGGTTGGCAACCCACTGTTACTAGCATAGAAAGAAGATTTGAAAATCTAATTTTTGAAGGTAATCTTTCTGTAACTGGAAGTACTAATGGTTGCAATATACATATTAGTGGAGTTCAACCTTCTATTAAGGTGCAAGGCTTGGCAGAGTGTCCTAGCATTAGTGCTTTTGCTGAATCCGATATAAGTAAAATTAGGTTTGGCACTGGGTTACAACTAACTGCTGGTGTTGATGCTTGTGATGATGGACCAAGAGTAGATGTAAAGCTTATTGCAGATGGTTTTGATAGAAGAGGTGGTACTCCAACTGCTGTTACTCAAAGGTTTACTAAAATAAATTTTGGAGAAAACCTTGGAATAGAAAGCAATGGTACTTGCGAAATCACTGTTACTGGAATACAAACAAATTTAACGCTATCTGGAATAGCATCATGCAATAATTCTAATTATCTTAAAGAAACCATATCAACTTTAAAAATTGGCAGAGGATTAAAAGCTGAAAATACTAACGAGGTACGCCTTGATTTATGGTTTAAGGGTAATGAGTATACTGATTCTTGTACTAAGGGTGCTGGTCTTGAATCAAATACTGTTACAGGAATAGAATTTAGAGATATTGCCCTTTCTGAAAATGTTTCTGACTGCTCTTTAATTGTAAGCGGTCTTAAAACTGTGCAGTTAGCGGGTGTTGATGATTCTGGTTCTGGCTGTGGTACTGTAGTTGCCCCCTTTGATGCTAAAAGGCTTATATTTGGTACTGGTTTAGAACTTGTAGACAATGGTTGTTCTGGTGTTGTTAATTCAACGTTGAAAGTTAGCGGTAAAGACTCAACTCTTGTTACTATAACCGACCAGCCTGTTACAAGTTTTAACTTTTTATCAGATACCCCTACTAGGACTCCAATTTATGTAAATACTGACGGGTGTGAAATCACTGTTAGTGGTGGACCTGCTAGAATATTGGTTAGTGGTATAACAAGCTGCGGTCAAGCTGGTAATGCATATTATTCAGCATTAAAAGAAAACCTTGAATTTGGAAAAGGTCTCTTTGTAACCGATGGTACTGAACCAGAATCAGCAAAGATTGAATCAGTTTTTTATGTCGCAGGCGATACTGACAATGGTTGTGGAACAACTACAGCGGCGGCAAGTGTTACTGGATTAGTTTTTGGTTCTGGTCTAGAATTAACAAGTGGTACTTGTAGCGGTGTTGTAAGAACAAACCTTATTGCAGTAGGTACTGACAAGAGTGGTGGTGGTAGTGCTCTTGTTCAAAAAAGGTTTACTAAATTAAAGTTTCATGCTGACGATTTTAGCCCATTCTCTATCCAAGAAGACTCAGGAGATAATTGTCAAGTTATAGTTAGTGGAGTTCCAGTGATGGTAACTTCTGGGCTTTTAGCTTGCGGTAGGGCGGCTGTTCCTTTCCAAATATCTAGAGGAATAGGTTTTGGAACCGGTTTACAGTTAAACAGTGATTCTCAAGTAAATGCTGTGCATAAAGTACAGGGAACGGATCGTGGTGGAGGAAGCTTCACTACTCAAGTATTTGAAACACTTACTTTTGGAAGTGGTCTTTCTTCTGTAAATAAAAGTAATTGTGAAGTTCAAATCAATATTGATTCGGCTCCAGTTTGCATTAGCGGTCTTGATACTTGCGGTGGCTCTGCTGTTGCTGAAAGCACATATGAATGTATAGGAATTGGCACGGGTCTTAAAATAACCAATAATGGTGCTAGTGCTTTAATTGAAAGTAATATTCAAGCAGAAGGCACAGACAAAAGAAACGGGGGTAGTTCTGCTATTGCTTTACAGCAGTTTGAATCACTTAACTTTATAGGTGGTATTTCTGTTCATGAAGGAAGCGAGTGTGAGTTATTTATTAGTGGAATTGAAGGAATAAGCATAATAGGCGATGCCGCTTGTGAAAGAAGTGCTGTTGCTGAGTTCAAAGCTAATACTTTTGAGTTTGGAACAGGCTTGCAGGTTGTGCAAGATAGCAATAAAGTTCTTGTTGATTCTGTGATAAATGCAGCCGGTGATGGTTTCCCTGCTGCTGTATTTGAGAATATAGTATTTGAAGGTGGTCTTTCTGTAAGCGGTGACGGTTGTAATGTACACGTTAGCGGTTTAGACTTTATTTTCTCTGGTATCAATACATGTCCAAAGGACGGAGATGGATACCTAAAAGAGAGTATTCAACAAATATCAATTGGTAGTGGACTTATAGCTACAAATGATGCTTCCGTAGGAAGAATAGACCTAAATTTAACTGCTAGTGGATTAACCTATCCTGTATTAGAAGCATATCCTTGTGACACTAATGCTGTTCAATTAGATAGAACTAATTTTACTAGTTTAAACTTTGTTGGAAATCTTAGTGTTGAAGCAGACCCAGCCAATGATTGCAGATTACTAGTTAGCGGTATACCTTCTATATTTAGTGGTATAGGAGTCTGCATGAGAGATGTAGTTGCTCCGTTTGATGCTTGCTTGCTTGCTGTTGGAACAGGATTGCAATTATCTGAAAGAGACGGCAAGGCAATTCTTAATTCTACTTTAACAATACAACAGCCAGCAGACACTTCAACCTGTTATGACACAATAGCAGACCCCACGGCTTTTGAAACAATAAGTATTTCTGGTTTTGGTGCTAATGTAAGTGATTGTGGATTAACATTAACTCATAAGCAGAATATTAAGAAAACGGAAGAAGCCAGTTGCTATTTTAATGTTGATGGAAACAGCACTTTTGCTGAAACTCCATTCAAGGTTTTAGATTTTGGAGAAGGTATTTTAGCAGAAGTTGATGGTTGTGTTGCCACTATAAAAGCTGGTATGGCGGGATATGCAAATGGCGGCTCATGCGAAGCTTTTGATGGTAGTACGCCTGTTACATCATTAGTTACTGCTGTTGGTGCAGGTTATGGCATTTTTGCTGAAATAGATAATTCTGCTGGCTGTAATGCTATAACTTTTTCTCAACCTTTATCGCTTTGTAGTACTAATCTTGTTGGTCAATCTATTACCAAATCGGCAGATGCACCATACCCAGATACAACTTGTTCAATTATAGACTGTACTGATGGTACTTGGAACGCTGGAAATGGCCCATTTGAAGAGAGAAGACCACCCAAAGCTTGGAATCAAATAGTAGCTGGACCTGGTGTTGGTATTACAGCAGGTTGTAGTGGTGAACAAGGTGGTTTAAATGGTGATTGTACAACGATCTTTTATAGTAATCATATACTAAATGGTAAGACTTGTGACGATCAAGACGTTCTTGTTATACAGCAGTTCGATTGGAATTATGATTGCGATTTTGAATTAACACAATCGGCAGCTACTCCTAGTGCTCAGTTTGATGGTGCTGATTGGACTCAATCAACAATAATTAAATTAAGTGAAACGAACGGTGGTACTAATTGTTGGCAGGGTACTATTGTAACTGGTTGTGTGAGTGATGGTGGCTATGTTACTTCGTGCTTGACTGCAACAATTGCTGGCACTGCTTCTTGTAATGGAAAATATTGGCTTAAAGATATTCCCGCCCAATGGATAAATGGTACGGATTGTAACAGTACTTGCCAAAATCCAGAATAAATAGGAGATTAATAATGACTTTAAATAAAGAAGAAATAAAAAAATTAGATGAGGTTGTATCTCATTTAGAAAAAGAAGAAGATATAAATTTAAGCAACCATGCTAAAAAAGACCCACAGGGTTTAGGAGATACTCTAGAAAAGGTATTTACTAAGTTTGGAATAACCGAAGAGTTTATAAAGAAGTCTTTTGGTTTAAAGGGTTGTGGTTGTCAAAAGCGTAAGCAGTATTTAAACAAGATTTTTCCTTATAGGAAAAACAGTAAGAAGCATGGTCAAGGTACTGTAGATATTTCTAAATACGAATAAAAAGGTTTTATTATGGCTAATGAATGCAATTGTAGATGTACTGCTGTGGGTGGTAAAGTTTGTTTTGATGAATGTCAAATAAACAGAGTTAATTTTCTTAGATTTAGAGGCGATGAATTTAGTGAGACTCAAGATTTTTCCTATATTGATTTTTTTCGCTTTAAAGCTTGCGGCGTAGCTTATGATTGTAGTTCGGAACCTACTCCGTCAGGTTTCCCACCCGGACTCGCAATAGAAGATTGTACAGCCAATGTTAAGGTTACTATACCCTCATATGACGGATTTCCTGGGATTCCTCCCAACCCTACTCTTATTGACCAAGAATTGCCTATTGTTACTGGGATTCCATTAACAATCGTTAATGGTGGTCCCAATACTAAACTTTTTTGTGCAGATATTACCTATATTGTAACAGGGGTTGAAACACTATTTGATCCGTTTGAACCAAATGCAGATGACGGATGGCCTGAGATTTGCTATCATGTTCAAACTGAAATAAATTGCAGTGATGATCCTACACCGTTGCCTTTAGCCCCCAATAATTCAAATGATCCTTGCAGGGGTTGCCAAACCAATACTATAATTTGCATAGCCGGTCCACCATTTGTGGATTGGTTTAATGATCCAAATTTTGTAGATAGTCCTACAGATACAAACTATGTTTTAGTAACTCAAAAAGTACAGGAAATTCAAAATAGCTATCCTGAACAACCGGGTGTTTATCAGGGGGGTTATTTGAATCCTTCTGGATTAGACTTGGTGTAAAAAGTAACGGAAGTCGGATTTGAACCAACGCCCCATATTTGCAACTATGGGGCCACCAATCTATATTCATCTGCCGTCACAGATGTTTAATAGATACCAGTTCCGTTAAATAGGCTACTTCTTATATTTGAAGAAGCCATTATTAGGCAGGAAGCCATTATGCTTTTCTGCATATTCTTGCTCGTCTGCACGCTGTTCTTTTTGAGCATCCGAAAGATGATCCCATCTTGTTTTAGGATAAACAAAGTTATTATCCTCTGTGGTGCTGTATACTAGCTTTGCCTTACAATTAATGTCTTGACAAACCACTTCCAGCCACTTGCTTTTCTTTGCAGCGGTCCTGACTACAAACTTAGTTTCAGGACAACCACACCTTCCGCATTTGCCGACTGAAAAAACCTCTTGAACCCTAGCGACCTGTTTAAACAGTTCTGGTTCAGTATCAGCGGTTACTTCAAAAGCAAGACTATTAGAAGCTTTTACTACTGCTGTTATTGCCATTATTTAACTCCAAATTCTTCTTCCCAGTTCGGGTTATAACCAACGAGTTCATCAGGAGTTCCCTCCCTTTGAAAAGTAGATAACTTGTTAATCATTAGGCGACCTTCCAAGTTATTAACATCACGGATACTTTTAGGCTGATCCGCATTAGCCTTAACGAACTTAATCAAGTCAACATTGTTTCTTTTAGATAAAGTTTTAATTGCAACAATTTGTTGGTCATTGATAGGTTCGCTTGTATTTAGTTCATCTTCTTCTTTGTTAGAAAGTTCTTCTGCTGTCTGTACTCTAATTTTCAATGCTCTACGCAACGCTTTTCCTTCTGCTCTAGTACATGCAGTAGAAACAAGATGTTGATTGAATGGTGGTGGTAGCTTTTCTCCTAGAACATCTACACATGCACTAACTCTAACTTCAACAGGAACTTCTTGCATTTGTGCTTGCCATTCTCTAGTTTGATCGTATTTTCTAATAATCAATGTATGCTTTGCACTGGCTTTAAACGGACCAGTTTTTGCAGGAACTTCTAGAATCTGCGTATCAGACTCTACAATTTCACCATAGATTTTTTCACAAACCCTTCTTAATCCATCTGTTGTTGGTGCTCCACCAGCAAGTTCATGGTCAGCTAATTGATCTAGAACGTACTCAACCCATTTTGGATCGGTTGGTTTTGGCAGTTCAATTTCTGACACAGCATTGACTTCCTCTTTTACTTCTTCCTCGATCATATCTTTCATATTTCAAAATACCTTTCGTTTTCAGCGGGAAATTTGTTTTTTATGCTTTCAAGAACTTCTAACACAGATATGGCAACTTTCCTAAATTGCCTTTGTGAATCTCTCTTTAATAATTTTACTCTGATAAGAGCCATACCAGAAGATAAAACCAATCCATTTTTCTGTGAATCTGCTGCTTGTCTTCTTTGTAATCTATCTTCTCCAAATACCGGTTCAAAATGACTAGGCCCATCAATCTCGATAGCAGTTATACAATCTCTAACATAAAGGTCGATATGGAATTTTTCATTCTTTAAGAAATGCTCCTTGTGTCGGTCAACCCTGTAACCTTTCTCAATCAGGAAATCAGACAGATACTTCTCTACTTTAGAGCCTGATCTAGCGGCCTCCTGCACCCCTGCTGTCGCTTTCCTAAAGAATTCGTCCTTCTCCTCATCTGTCTTGCTGTTCCATGCCTCTCGGCCTATCTGAGAGCGATACAGTTTTTCTTCATCTGTTAGCGAGTCCCAAACTTTTCCTTGACTTTCACTAATCTTTAGTTTTGTTTCATCAGAAAGTTTTTTTCCTTTTGTTGGATGTTCGCGTCTACCTTCTGAAAGAGCAGCCTTTTGAGCATCTGATTTGCTTCTAGATATTACTCCTAATTTTTTAGCGTCTCTACGAACTCTGTTTGGATAAGTGTTTAACATATCTGCTATCTCTTTCCAGCTTTTCTTTTTTTCGTGATACTGCTTATTGTAATAAGCCAGTCTGGTTTCTCCAGTATCGTTAAAAAATTTATTTTTACTCATTTTTATCTCCTAAATATATTCAGCTATTTGCTTATGGTTCCAATTACGAACTATTCCTGCTGGTGCTTTAAAGTTTTTGCTTAAAACTTTATAATGGCTTTCGCTTCTTGTCAATAGATTTATTTCTTCATTTAAAAATATTTTTGTTAATTGTTTTTCATTAAATGCTTTTAAGTTTCTCCACTCAAGGTCATAAACATAATAGTATTTATTTATGCAAGTAAGACAGTTTGCAAGTATTTGTGAAGTTGTTAAGGATGTTGATATTAAAATCCCTTGGTGCTGTAAGGCTTCTATCTGCTGTAGTATACAAAACTTATTATGCGTGGGCAATGATTTTACTTGATTTGCAAAAACATAACACTCATAATCTTGTGAAAGTTTATTTAATTCTCTAAACATAGAGTGCATAAATGGCGTACTTTCAATATCTTCAACTATTATTCCTATCATCGGCATGGTACTCCTAAGAATCCTAAAAAATATTCTGATAATTCGTTATATCTTTTGTAGTATTTATTACATGTTTTTTGCGTTGTAGGTATTTCAAAATCATTGTTATAGATTTCTTTCACATCATTAATAAAATTCTCAGAAAAAACTATTGGAACCTTGCTATTCGCATACGCCGAATCAAACCAAACATTAGTATACATAACAATGGATTTAGATGATGCAATAATATTCTTATACTCATCTTTATTTGGATTGCCTAAGTAGTAGGGGGAATCTACTTTTATTGGACCATAAATTTTCAGCTTGTATGTGTCACCAAGCCAGTTTAAACAATCCATAAATTTTCTATCTTCACTTTTAAGGTGGTCTGTAAATAGAACAAACTCAGAGTCATATTCATTTTTATAATGCCCATCGCACACTAAGTCTTGATTAATTAAGTATTTAAGTTTTCTTCTGTGGGGATTGTTAATATGCTCCATATCTTCTGGCAAGTCGTTACTCTTATCAAAGATAAAATCAAATAATTCTTCTTTAATATTCCTTGTTCTTTGATGAGGTTCATCCCTAATTAATACGAACTTAATATCTGGATAATCATGTTTTGCATATTCTATATCACTATCTTTTAGATTATCGTCTTCTTCAAAAACAATAACGTTTGGCTTGGTTTCTTCTATCAGTCTGTAAACTGCTATGCTAGGATTAAATGTTAAAACTTCATGATTTTTAATTGATTGCCCTAAACCAATTACTCTTTCATCTTGTGAGTTTTGTATTAATATTTTCATATAATTTCCTTTACTTTTTCTAAATCCTTGGAGCTATCAATATCAATTGCTTTGGCCTTATTGCTTCCGCACATTACAAATTTACCTCCATTATTAATAATTTCATTAATTGCTTCAAAGCCAAACATATTAAAGTTTGTTTGCTTCCAGCACGTTTGCTTTAAAAGCTTTAGTTCTTTATTTTTAAAGAAAGCTATTTGACCCCATTTGTTAGGTAGATCATACATCATGTTTTGTAAATATCCTTGGTTTTCTATACAGCCTATTTCTGAATCATTCATTATATCATATCCTGCAAGTACAGAAGATTTATTAAGGTTCATCACTTTAAGACATTCTTCATTAAAAACTAAGTCTCCATAAATTATCATAACGTCTCTTTTGCAGACTCTTAAAGCCAAGCCAAGAGACCTTACAACATTTGTTGTTTCGTAGTATTCATTTTCAATTTTCATTATGTCTTGTGGTGAGTTATCCATTAAATAATCTCTTTCAAAACCACAAACCATAATTATGTTTGAATTTGGAAAAAACTTTTTGATAATTTTAAGCTGATTGTCTAATATAGTTTTGTTGTTTTTAATCTTTATCAAAGACTTAGGGCCATAAGACTTCATTCTTTTTCCTAAGCCTGCACACGGAATAACTATATCTATTTCTGTGGGTTCATTTATTTTTTTTATATAGGTTGATGCCATTTATTTATTTCCAATTTATTTATCAATCGTATCGCAAAAATAAGGCTCTGCTATATGTTCAAAGGAATAACCTCTGCTTATCATTTGTTGCATTATCTGTGATTTAATATCGCCTTCTTGAACTATGATTTCTTGATGAGGCTTTCTTAAAAAAAATGGAACACTATATAGCTCTTTAGAATTAAAATATTTAGTGTAGCTTACTCCATTTATATTAACTAATATATCAGTAAATATAAAACCTAGCTTATCGTCTTTTAAAAAATCTGACATGATAGATTCATATTCTCTAACCTTAGTTGTATTTGAATCAATTATTGCTACAACTTCTCCGCTAGTGATTTTGCTCAAACTATCATTAAATTGCTGTGGTGTTGTAATTACTATTTCTTTGATAGGCATGGAACCACCTCCGAAGATTCGTAAATGAACTTTTCTGCATCTTCTTCAAACTCTAAAACTTTGTCTTCAAGGTTTCTATGAAAGCTATTTCCACCGTGTTTTTTATGAGTGGTTTTATTCACAATCATTCCATTAATTCCTTCTACTGATTTTACGAAACCTATTTGTTTCATATCAATAAGTATAGCATCATTTAGTTCCTTGCTAAAATCTTTAGGCACTAAAAATCCTGCGTCAAAGGTAGTGTAGAATGGATACGGTTTTTCTTTATTGTTATCAAAAGCTAAGTCAGTTAGGTCTCTTTTGTCTAGATTTTGATCGTATACATTCTTTAGGCTGTATTGATGAAAATTAAAGCTTTGTAGCAATTCTAATAGTTTAGAGGGGGCTACTGTTTCTCCTCTTCCTTCTTCTTCACTATAGTCAACAAAAGCCATATTAAAAACAGTTACCAAGTTAGGACTAACTTCTTGATCTTGTAAAGAAAACAGTGTTTTTTTAAGTTCTTTATATTTAGAGTCTTTATCAAAGAAAACTATAGCGTGGTAAGGCACTTTAGTTTGAAGTTTTACTATATCTTGCCAAGTACTACTCGAATAAGCTTTCATAACCTCTTCGTTTCTGTAGAACATACAGAATCTACCATTAATTAGTTTGAACTCTTTGTTGGAATCATCAAATACTTCAATTACTGGCACTCCTGCTTTTTCGTAGTCTTGTATTTTATTTAAAGAACACCCGCTTTGTTTGTTTGGGTTTTCTCCATCATATTTAGCAAAAACACAGTCTCTACAAACCGTATGTATTTGACTTACTTCGATCTCTTGATTTTCTTCCATTCTAGTTCCTTTCTACTATAATGCTGTATCTTCCTGCGTTAACATTGGCAAAATTTACTTTCCATCCATTGTTTTGAAAATGTTCTTTTAAAAATCCTATAGAATAAAAATTCTGAAATACTACTCTTTTTCCATATAGTTCATCTGCACCGTCTTGTAAAATCTTTTTACAAAACGCTAGACCATCAAAACCTTGAAGTGTTAGTTTGCCGCCCGTTTTTATTTTTACAGCAATCGCTTCTAATAGGTTTTCTGTAGGGTCAACTTCTAAAACATCTAAAACTTTTATATGTTCAAAGTATCCGTCTGGTGCTTGCATTAATTGTCCAACTACTACATCTTGTGCTTCTAGTGGCTCAACGACTAAGTTTACTTTTTTTCCTATCATTTTATCTCCTGATGTAAGGTGTGTTTTCTATAAATCTAAAAACATTTTGCCAGCTATTTTTAAAATCTTCTTGTGAAGTGAATACATATTCTTTGGCTATTTTTTTAGTATTGTTAATAGCAGCAAGTTGCTCTTGGCTAAACCCACCATTTAAAAACTGCCTTAAAGTATCATTTACGTTTTGTTCATTCACTAAAAAATAACATTCTTTAGGTATTTCAGAGGTAGCAAAAGAAACAACAGGTATTTCGTTTGCCATACAATTTATTGTGTCTTCGTCTAGATTTTGCCAAAGATTTAAATATATGCCTGCTTCTTCACTATTCTTTGTAATCTCTAACCCTGCAAAAATATTAGCAGGCAACCCCTGTAGGTATTCATCAGGCACAGACCTTGGAACTAAAACCTTCTTTGCTTCAATTGGATTTACATTTAGTACTGGAGCAAGAGGTTTGATCGGCACAGCTACTTTTTGAAAAGGTGATTGCCAAGAAGTGCTAACTTGTTCATTAATACCAATGGTAATATGGCCTGATCTTTTTAACAATGTTTCTCTATCAGTAATGTTTGAACTTGCAAAGAAAGGAATAGGTGTCATCATTTCAGAACTTGCAAAGTCAATTAATATAACTGGAACATGAAGATAGCTAGAAACAGATATGGCTTCTTCATACGATCTACCTCTGTTAATAACTATTATAGCATCAATATCTATTGGTGATTCATTACTTTTTATGATTTCAACATTGTTTGGTCTAGCCCAGTTTCTTATCCATCTAGAGGTTTGAAACCTGTTTTCAAATAAGTAAAAATTAATATCATTAAAACAATACCCAAGACTAAATACATAGCTAGTATAAGAGTCATTAAACAATAATACATTTAACTTTTTGTCTTTTTGAGCAGACCTAGTTATTGAGTTTATCGGATACATATTAATTCCTTTAGTTTTGCATATGATTGTTCTTTATGAGTATTTTTAAACAACTCTCTATTTGTTAAACTACTGCCAGTTTTAGCACAAGTTTTTAAAGCCTTGCATAAAGCAGGAGTGTCCGGTACTTTCCAATAATGTTTTCCTGAATACATATTGGGCAAAGGTCTATTATTTTTTTGACACACATCAGTCCTACTTAATACAGGATAGCAACCTTCTAAAAACATTGCAGTATCTAAAAGGATAGGTCTTGATTTTCCCATCAAACATTCTAATATCTCTTGATTCGTAGAAATATTATAGCCAACATTGATATAGTAGTCGTAATTAAGATGAGCGTATGCTAGTGCTCTAGGGTCATTACTTATTATTGCTATATCTGGATAATGTGTAGAAGAACCGTAGCAGTTCATTTTTGCTTTAATTTGTTCAACCATGTTTTTAATCATTTCTGAATCATTATCAAAAACAATCAAAATAACATTGTCTATTGAAGAAAAACAATTATAGTACGCTGTTAGTGTCTCCATAAGGCCGCTATCATCATCTGGCCCAGCAGTGGTATAAAACACAGTTTTATTTTCTAGTTCTGGAATATCTAAAGTTACTACTTCTTTTGGTTCACTTAGAACCGGAGGAAAGTCAAAAGCAAATATTTTACTTTCTTTTATTCCTGATTCTTTTAGTAATTGTTTTTCAAAAGGAGAAAAAACACAAATCTTATCAAACAGTTTTAAATTTTCAACCCAGCTTAAATTATCTATACGGCAATCGACTTTAGTAATTGCTATATTGTAATTAAAATCGCCTTCATAATTTAGTGTTTCAGGCAAGCCATGTTGTATAATAACATCTTTTTCTTCTACATAAGAATGTTCTTCTTTTATTTCACCCAAATCAACTATATTGTTTGAGTAGTAAAGAGGTCTAGCTACAACGTTTTTAACAGTATGTATTAGCAACTGCAAGAAAGCCCTGCTGGTTTTTCCCCATTCGTCATTTTGTCTATAAGGACCAATATATAATACTTCCTTATCTAGTAATTCTATCGCTGTCATTTTCTTAGTCCTTCGTGTGCTTGTTTAATAAATCCATGCTGTAGTTCTAGGGGTGTATTAGAACATCTTAATTGATCTAAAGCAAATCTTTTTTCAGAGATATTTCTACATTCTTTAAAAACCGTTTCTTGAGTACAGGGCGATAGGTTTCCACCATCTATTATTGCCCCAAAGTTTAAGTTTCTTAAATTACTTAACATTTTATGATTGAACATATTATATCCATCTTGAATCATAGCGGAATAAACCCATTCACAGAATTGAATATTTGAAAGATTTTTAATTGGTTCTTTAGGAATAGGTTTTATGATAGGTGGTATATTCCAATCAAGATTCTTACTCAAATCCACTTGGTCAAAATAATCTTGCCAAGCATTAGCGGAAATATCCCAAGTGTATCTTTCAATACAGTTTTTCCTAGTTTGAATTCTTTGTTGTTTTTTCTGCTCTTTAGTTTGTTTTGCAAAAGCTTGCATTGCTTCAACAAGTGCTTTGTTGTTTGGGTTGCTTCTATCCGCATTAGTTTCCATTTCTCTTTGAAGCATCGGCTCGATGGGATACCCTTTGGTGTAGGAAACTATATCTTCCATAGCACTATAATTAATAGAAGCTATAGGTGTTCCGCACGCTGCTGCTTCAACTTGAGGCATACCAAAACCTTCGCAAATTGCATACTGAACATACAAATCCATAGCATTATATATTTTATGTAGTTCTGAGTGTTCTATTCCGTTTTGAACACTAGGTAAAGATGCTGCAAAACTTCCGCATTTATTACATGTAGTTAATGCGTCTCTATAATGACAGGAGAAAAATTGATTACAAGACCTACAAACATATGTACATAATAACTTAGAACCAATCCCGTATTCATGAGCAAGGGAAGTAATATTCCATCCCATTTTTTCAGGATAGCTTGTATGAATGTATAAGAAAGACTTTTTTCTTGTCTCTTCGTCTGTAGTATCTAAAAAGGTTTTAAAGGCTTTCATTAATTCTGGAAACATTTTTCTCTTTTGATTACGCATAACAGTGCCAAATATGATACTGTCTGTAGGCAGACCTAAAGAAGCTTTATGGTTATCTTTATTAGGAATAATATTGAAGATTACGGGGTCAATAGCAGGAGAAGCACATCCATGTACTTTAACCCTTCCTTTTGTTTGTTTTTCTATGGTTCTTATTCCGTACTCAGAATAAGCCATTAGCCCATCACACTTATTAAACCAATAAAGCCATTCATTTTTTTGTGGTTCGCTATCAATTGTTGGCATCCATACCCAATGAAAAAATGGTAGATATGGGCTGTCAACTATATAAGAATCCATCCAAGGATCACGATATGTAACAACAATGTCTGGTTTAAAATCCAATACTGCTAATTCAAATTTGTGAACCCCCCATTGTACTACTGGGTTTTTATGTTGCTCTGCATAGTCTTTTTCTCCACGCATAGGAGCATTGCCATATATTAACCAGTCACTATCTTTTACTGTGTCCGGTGATCTATAGCAAGAAAATTCAGCTATCTCATATTTTCCAGAACTATGTATCCTTTGCAATATTTCTTTAGCATATGTACCAAAACCAGAAGCTAGTTCTGTTGACTCTGTTACGAATAATACTCTTTTCTTATTCATCTTTATTTGCTTCTCTCAATCTGATTAATAGGTTGTAGAATTTATTTTTAACCGAAGATGGCGACTGATCTAAAATCTTACATATTTCTCTAAACTTGTATCCAGCCTGTCTTAATTTAATAATACTTTTTTCTTCTTCGGTCATATCTGCTGTAAATAACTCCCAAAGTCTTTCCTTATGTTGAGCATCAAAACAAGTATTTTCGATTAAAGATAAAGTCTTATGGTTGTTTTGATTTTTTATTTCTCTAATTATCGACCATCTAATAGGTCGCCAAGCATATGTAGAGAGAGCATTACCGGATTTAAGGTCATATTTTTGTAAAGCTTTCCATAAACCAATTCTTCCCGCATCCATCAAGTCTTGATGCTCAGTGTGATTTTTGGGTTTGAATTTTTTTACAATATCTACAACCAACCCCATGTTTTCTTCTATTAAATCATCCATATGTTATCCTTATTATATACATTGTTTCAGCTTTTGTACCTTCTTAATAATAAAACTTCCGAATTTTTCATCTTTAGTTCCTCTAAACAACAATACCTTTCCAATAGATACGGCTTCTTTCATTCTTTTCCAATCATCAGAAAATATTGTCGTGCTGTCTAAAGTACAAGTGCCGTCACTCAATCTTAAAAATGCCATGACTGAACCCTTGTGTTTTCCATTCTTGGTTTTCCATTCTCTTATATCTTCTACCTGTGCGGCGATAGCTATTGAATTTGAATCAAAACCCTTTAGATATTCTCTACAAGTACAGTTTGCGTCCATAGTATCATATTCATCTACTTCTGAACATGTAAGTTCTATACCCATAAGGTCTCTTTCTTTTTTTGCCCTCCAAGAAGGTCTATCGACCAACTCATAAGGTGGTTCTTTTAAAGAAATTATACAACTTCTTAAAAACTCAATATTTTTATCCGTCCAAGCATTTCTTCTTCTATTCTTTACAATATCATCTATACATTTTTCAATACCTCTGATAAAAGTTTTAGAATTATCATTAGAAAGGAATGTTTTATCCCTATCCTTTATTTCTTTGTAAACATTAAATTGGTAAATCATTTTTGATCTTTGCATCTTATAACAATCAAACGCTCCCGCTTCAATCATTGATTCAAAAGAATTACTTTTTATAAATCTTCCTAGACGCATCAAAAACTCTTCCCAACTCATTCCATAAATATCAATTTTACTATCTTTAATGTAACCTTCTAGTTGGTCAAAAACGCTTTCGCCTACATTTTTAATATTTGTAATTCCAAATGTCGGAACATTATCAACCAAGCAAAACTCTTTTTTCATTTGCATGATATTAGGAGGCATAACATCAATATCCATAGCTCTAGCATTACTAACTAAGTCGTTTACCTCTAGCAGAGGCTTGGGTTTACCCTTTGCATGTCTTAGATATGAAGTAAAGAAGGCTCTAGGAAAGTGTGCTTTGCAATAAGCTGTTTGATAACCATTGATAGCATAGCTTACACTATGGCTTTTATTGAAAGAATATTTTTGAGATTTCTCGATCCAACTAAAGATTTCTTCTGCTTCTTCTTTGTTTATCATCTTTAATTCTTGAGAACCCTTGATGAACTCCTGTTTAACTTTAGCCATAAGTTCAACATTCTTTTTACCAATAGCCTTACGAAGATTATCGGCTTGCTCTAGGGAAAAGCCAGCGACCAACTGTGCAATCTGCATGGCTTGCTCTTGATATACTAGAATACCATAGGTACTTTTTAGAATAGGTTCAAGAACCTCAAATTCATAAGCTACAGCATCTTTTCCTGATTTTCTATCAATATAGTGATTTGTCAAAGACTTACCTTTAACCATAGCGTCACCACAACCCGGTCTAATAATAGCATTTAGGTCTGAAAGTTCTTCTATATTTCTAGGCTTGACTTCTCTAGCTTTACTTTGTCCTAGTTGAGATTCCAGTTGAAAAACACCTTTGGTATTTCCTTCGCAAATCATATCCCAAGTTTTTTGACAATTCAATGGCAATGAATCAATATTAGGATTGAATATAGGCAAACCGTTTTCGTTTTGTTCAAATTCACAACCACATGAAAATTTAATCACTATATTTCTACTCCAGCAAAACTACCTTTAAATTTAGAAACAGACGCTTGCTTCCTATGAAACTTTAGAAATCTTGTTACAATGGCTGATTCTTCAAAAACATCTGTTAATGCGTCATGAGCTACGCCACCCTTCATTTTAATATCAAAAAACTTACGCCATGTGTCCATCTTAAAATCGAATGGTTCTTCAAGATTTTCAAACCACCAAAAAAGATTATCCATAGCATCTAGCTTTGTAACACCAGAAAAAGGATTTTTAACTTTATATTTAGCACAAAGTCTTTGAGCAATAGGAAGGTCAAACCCTGTAATATTATACCCTGCTGGAATCGGTTGAGGAAACCATTGTCCAGGTTTCTTGTCAACATTGTATTTAGAGCACCAATTACAAAAGTTTTTCCAAGCAACCTTTTCTGAAAGACCACCTTTCCATTTCTCAATTATCTCTGCACTAGAAACACCGTAGTTTTCAGCGTGCCAACTAATAGTTCCTTCTCGCTTAGGTACTTCAAAATACTCTGGTTTATCAATACCTTCTGGCTTAATCATAACATTAAACGCTTGGTCTTTTTTTATTTCAAGAGTTTCTGGATGGATTGGAACAGCGGCTAATTGCACAATATTACATTTTTCTGCATCTGGCAAATCTGTTTCAAAATCAAAACATATAATCCATCTACTATTTTTCATTTTAATTCCTCCGAAGGTACAATGTATATATTTTCAAACCTCACACAACCCGTTTCTGGATTTTGCTCAATATGTTTTTGTACGGCCCCATGTTCTTGCTGTGTAATATCATCCAAATGATTACAAGTTAGCTCATAAGCACCTTTCGATACAACAACCTTTTGTATAAAGGGGTATTCGAGAGATAGTTTCATCATATCTTGCATGAATTTTGCGTACATTTTACTTTTAGTATCCATTTATTCTCCTGCTACAATTTTAACAACGTCCATAACTTTATCTAATCCTCTAATAGCTAGGCAGTCTAGTTTAAGAAGTCCTACATCTTCACAACTCGGCCCTTCAAATCCTGCTAATTGATTTTTACCTTTATTATCTAGCACCATAGGACATGATTCACTAATCGGTTTTCTCGAAACGATAACGCCTGCGGCATGTTTGCCAGAAATAATTTTTGTACCCTCGATCCTAATAGCCTGTTCAAACACCTTAGCCATCCTTCCTTCTAAATTACCTTCTTTGCCAATATAGCACCAGTTCTTTAGCTTCTGCGGGGTATTTTCCAATGCCCAAAGTATACTAGAAGAATAACCATATTCATCTTCAATATCTTGCAATTCGTCAGAAATTTTATTCTCGTCTTGTAAACATTTTGTTATAGCTTTCTGTTCATCAAATGAAACGTTACCTCTAGAAGCCATAACTCTAGTAAGTGCTGCCTTACCTTTTAGTTTTTGAAAAGTAATAATCTGTGCAACATTTTCTTCACCGTACTTGTCTCTAATATACTCAATAGTTTCTTCTCTTGCCTCTTTTGGAATATCAAAGTCAATATCGGGCCAAGAGATTTTACCGGGTGCGTTACGACCAGCATTATAAAACCTTTCAAAGATTAACTTGTAGGGTATTGGGTCTACTTGTGTGATATTAAGTAGGTTGGAAACCATACAGCCAGCAGCACTTCCACGACCCGGTCCTGTGATATATCCTTTACTCCTAACAAAATTAAGAATGTCATCAATGATAAGAAAATAGCTGGATAAACCGATAGATGTGAACACTTCCAATTCATGATTAACCCTGTTTCCATATTTATTAAATAGTTCTGATGTTTTATCAAATCCTTTCATCTTTTTATTCCATCCGTCCCTACAAAGCTTTCTGAGGTATTCTTCTGGACTCATACCATCGGGACAACTAAACTCTGGCGGATCGGGCGACTTCATAATATTGTAGTTTTCACACATGTCAAGAATTAGATTAGTATTAGCTAGTTCTTCTTCTGTATGAAATTCAATCATATCTTCATAAGTGGGGATATGATAGTTATTTGAAAGAAAGTTTGTTTTCAGTACATTACTAGCTGTTCCCTGCTTTAGTTCTCTTTGGACTTGAGGGATCGTTTTCTTCAATGCTGTACACAAAAGTATACGCTGATCCTCTGCATCCTCCCTTCTGCAATAATGAGCGTCTGGTGTAGCCACACAGGGGATTTTTGTTACTTTCGAGATTTGCCTTAAAGCATTTGCTACAGAACCAGCAAATTTATTAATTTTGGAATCAATTAATTGAATCTCAATAAAGAAATTACCTTTGCCAAAAATAAGCTCTAGGTCTTTAGCTTTGGCAACCCCCTTTTTCATCCAATCAGGATCAAGCCTTTCACCATCTGTAATAGCATTTGCTAATATTGAACCAAGATGACCGCTAAATGAGACTAGGTTTTTTTGAGAACCTAGCATGGCTAGAATATCAATGTCGATTCTTGGCTTATGGTAAAAATGTTCTTTTTTATTGGACATAGAAACCATAGATAAAAGATCAAACCAGCCTTGATGATTTTTAGCAATCACCACCTGATGACTTAACTTTCTATTATCTTTGCTCTTTTCAAGAACAGAGCCTTCGCAAACATAAAGTTCGCAACCAAGCAAAGGTTGCAAACCAGCAGTCTGCATTTCTTTGCTAAAATCCACAGCACCACTTACAGAACCATGATCTGTAATAGCACAAGCAGAAGAACCAATCTCTTGTATTCTTTCTGAAATATCAGAACACTTGCTTAGTCCATCAAGCAAAGAGTACTCGCTATGACAATGTAATGGCGTATAAGTTTTCTTTTTCATTCAGTTGATCCCGGTGCTTTGTAGTGTCCATGAACATGATCTGGGTGAACATAATTTTTAGTAACCCAGTCAATACCCTTTTGTTGTATAGCTAGACGTATTTGCTCACACTGAGTCATAGTATCGCCATAGCACGTTCTTTGCCCTACTCTCTTTTCCACTATAGGTAAAACATGAGTGTCTTTAAAAGTGGTTTTTCCAGCATCGCAAAGCGTTTTACACTTCCAAGATTCCTTTCTATTAAATTCTGGTATTACTAATGGTTGTTCTGTATCCCTAATAGTTTCAAACTTCTTTTTGATAATTTCTATGGTTTGATCCATATCTGAATCTTGAAAATGAACTGTATAAGGACCGCCTGTATTTATGTAGTAAATTGTAACTAGAAACGTACTTACGTCAGGATAAAGATGCTTGCAGGCATAGTGATACATTCTTAACTGTGCATTGTCAAATAAATTCGCCTGAGTATATTCTTTACCTGTAGCCCAATCTTTTCTTTGTCCAGTTTTCCAATCAACTACTTCATATACCTTTTCTCCACCTTCTTCGCTAACGTCTGTTATAAGGTCGATTGTTCCCTTTAAAGAGAGGTAGCCATCTAAATTATGCTCTGGATATTCGTATTTTGCCCAATCTTCTTCAAGAGTAATGTCAAAATGTGGTTCCACATCAACAATTTTTCTTTGCCTTGGGTCAAACCACCCATCTCTATACTTTAAAGCCTTCCAAGCCCAACTTACACAATCTTCAAAATCTTTTTCACGCCACCTAGTTCTAGGTTTTTCATTATGGTGCGTCCATTGAGAAGTATAAAATTCGTAAACTCTAGCCGCCATAGCATTAAAATACTCTGGAGTATAATCATCTGTAATGACTTCTCCAATATCAGAATCATTGATTACCTTTATACCAGACTGTTCTGCCTTTTGACACAAAGCGGCAATCTCTAATATCTTATGAGTAATAGTACCTTTGTCTGCTTTCTTGCCACCCTTTCCTCTGATACCTAATGTGTATTCAATATAGAATTGCATAGGACACATTCGATGTGTGTTGAAAGAACTGCTCCTAAAGTATACGATTGGGATTCCCATTTAAACTCCTAAGTTTGGTAGTATATCGCAACCAAGTTCTTTCAGTGCGAAATAGATTTCTTTATTTTGTTCTGCTATATTTAGTTTCTCGTTATTAATTATCTTAGAACATAGATCAATATTAACATTTTCACTAGTATGACTGTCTGCTGATTTAAACTTATCTTTGGTCAACCCTAACACTATCGCTTCTTTAGATTTACAGCCTTCTATTTCGTTTTCAAATCTAATGTCACCAATAAGTGCTAGTCTAGAGTTATCTTTTTTAATTCTTCTAAATAAGGTATCTAGCCAAACCTCGGAATTAATTTTTCTAAACACATCAGAACCTAGATACTGCAAAAACTCACGAATGGTCATTGGTCCCGATTGGTGATAAATTCCCGGCATATTTTCCCATAGTAGATGAGTAAGCTCGTTCTTGTCATCATCTGTTCCATATACCTTATCTTCTGGCAAGCCAAAAATATCAATAGCTATACGCTTTAAAGGATCAGCTAAGTAATAAGTCTTAATTTCACTTGATATTGCATCAAGAACCCTGTCTACATCAACATGCTTTTTTGAAAACTCAAAATAATCTAAACCATCCTTACATTGACCAAATATATCTGAAACTTCTATTTTTCCATCTTCATTAAGTCTAGCATTTTTACAAACTCCTAGCTCAATCATTTTAAGCATCAATATAAAGTTACAGGAGGTATCTTTACCGCTTTGTTTTTTTCCAGCAAATCCTATAATCTTAGTCATCAGTTTTCTTTCTCCCCGATCCTAAAACAACAGCGTAGTGTGCTTCTAGAGTATCTATCATACTTTCTGCACGATCTAACTGTTCTAATGCTTCCATAAGATTGTCTGTAAAATCTTTTGTAGAGTGTTCTCCTACGCCAACGCCTTCCTCAAGCAATAATTCTAAAGACATTTTTGCCGCCGCATAGTCTGCCTGTAGCTTGCTTTCAAGAAAGTTTAAAGCGTATTCTTTGTGACTCATTTGTAAATCTCCCTAGCTTGATTAATAAAAGGTAAAATTTCATCGGTTATTTCATTTGTATTCATTTCGCCAACATCTTCTTTATTAACATTAACAATGAATACTCTGTATGTTCTATCTAATTGTTCTTTTATAGCATACGCTGCTTTCTCACCAGCACCATGATCGTCATTATCCATAATAAGTATGACAGACATTGCTCCAGATTCATCTATAAGTTGTTTTTGGGGAGTATTCAATACTGTGCCAAACAAGCCTAAAGAATTGTGTATACCTGCTTCTTCTAGCCTCCAAACATTCCCAGGAGATTCTACTAAAATAGCAACGCCTGATTCTTGAATATGTTTTTTAGCTCTCCAATAATTATACAATACCTTTTCCTTTTGGAAGCCTTTTGTGTGTCTCCATTTTGGAAAATGAAAACAATCTTTTTCAGGATTATGATAGGAACTGCATTTTTTACATTGTTCAAATATACTTCTACCTGTAAAACCTATAATCATCTGTCCTTCATCGTCATATATTGGTACTACTGCTCTATTAAAAAAGGGTTTGCCATAAGTATGACAAGTACCAACATCATAGTCATCCAACACTTCTATACTATAATCTCTTTGTAAAAAATATTGAGACGGTATTTCTACTTTTGACCTGTAATATTCTCTATCTATGGTTCCTGCGATTTTATTTTCTGGAGCGAGATTGCTTACAACCTTGCAAAACTCATGGTTGCCCATGTTTACTTTTTGAGGTTTTATATCTCCGAATTTTAAATCGAACATATTTAACAAAAAGTCTACCGTTTGCTCAAAGCTTACGGTTCTGTCTCCCGGTACTTTCCAGTCGTGCTTAACTTTGGATAGTCCACCTCTAACCATAGAAAGCAGTGAAGTACCGAAATACTTCTCGCAACCGTGAGTTCTGCATTTATAATGCACTCTATAGTCTGCATCATAATAAAGGTTCAAGGCTGTTTTATTATCTCCACCATGAATAAAACAGTTTGAAAATATGACCTTAGCACCCTTATGGTGCTTGGCATCAAAATACTCGTATATATCTTCTATATTTTCAAGAACAATATCTGTAAGCTGATTTAACTTACCTTGATCCTTATACTTAGAACGCGATATCTTCTTCTGGTGTTTCGTCGTCATCTGATCCTCCATCTTCTAGTTCGTATGCGGTCATACCTTCTTCAAGTTTCGCATATGCACCTCTCATCAAAACATTAATATAGTCGCCACCCTCTAGTCCTTCTCCCTGTCTAGCAATAATAGGAACAAGTTTTCTGTTTCCATTTTCAGGACCGTCTTTAGCAATTTCCTCATCTGATTTTTCTTTGTAAATAGTAAAGTTAGAGCATAGCCACATGATTCTATCTGAACCACTAGCAGCATCAGTTGATTCTTTGCTAATTCCATCTCTATTTAATTGAATGAAGTTAAGAATGGGAATCTCATATCTCAAGCAGAAGTTGTGTAGGGAAGTCATCATAAAGCCCAGCAGTTGAAACTCTTTCATATCTGTTTTAGCTAACTCAGCAGCTTCCATCAATTTAAGATAATCGTATACGATAACGCAGTCGTTAGCTTTGCCTTCTTCGTTTATACCAACAACTTTGGCAAGCCATCTTCTCATAATTGATAGTTGGTCTTCAAACGCTCTGCCGCCAATGTTTTTATGATAAAAAGGAAGGTCTTTTAGCTTTTTAGCTAAATCTATCATATTGTTTTTCTTAAAATCATCATCAGCGTATTTACCCGTTTCAATCTCGTTGATACTAGACTTGCCAGAAGTATTAAATGAAGCCATTGCTCCACCTCTGTTTTGCTGATCTTTCTTTGTCATTTCAGTATCTAGATATAATACAGGTATGCCTTGTTCTGCGATATTTTTACCCATATTAAGACCAATAAGACTTTTACCTACCTTGGTTCTAGCACCGATAACATTTACACTACCCTTTCTTAGACCTCCACCAATAGAAAAATCAAATTTAGGAAAACCAGTTGGAATACCTATTTGATCTACTCTATTGCCTGCACGATCTATTAGATATTCTTCTAGGTCTCCAAACAATAACTCAGGAGCATCGTCATGGTCATTAAGAAGTGATGTAAAATCAAATATAGATTCTTCGGCTAGACCAAGAATTTTTGATATAGGTTCATCACCTTTTATCTGTAGATATTGGTCTTTGGTTTGCTCCAACTGATCGTACATTAAACGAGCAATTTGAAGCTTTCTAATCTTAGCACCAAACTTCCTGATATTGTCAAACAATACAGGGAATTTAAGGATAGCACCTAGATGAGATAATTCATTATTATTATTAAAAAAGTCGTTTAAACCGATTTCTTTAGCAGAAGAAAGAATACTAGGTACGTCTATCTTTCTTGTATCATCATCTTCTAACAGTCTTTTTACACAGGCAAAAATTACAGAATTAGAATCAACTGTAAAAGAAGAATCATCCACTATATCTGCAACATCAAAGTATGCTTCTGAACCATACTTACAAATCCCTGCAAGAACAGCACGTTCAGCAGCAGCATCCGACAAAACCATATTTTACCATCCCGCTTGAGTAGAACAAGAATTACATTTCCATCTATCAGGGTCCAATACAAGAGCAGCAGAAACATCCCACTCATCACCACAGACACAACATTCTACTTCTATTGTAGAACTTGGTCTTGCTGGTAATTTGAATGTACGACCTTTGTTTTTCTTATCTTCATTTTTTGCTTCTGTCATCTCTTCTCTTTCGGCCCCAGATAATTGTACGCCGCTAATGAAGTCTGTGAATTTATTTTCACGATTTCCGTCAATATTCATAGGTTCTGTTCTACATTGTTTTCCCTTTCCTGCCTTCTTTCTTTTTTTAGATTTTTTAGCTTTTCTATTTCCTACTTGTCTATTATTATTTCTTTTGTTTTTTCCGCTACCCCTTCTTTTGTTTATAACATGAGCAGAGCCTTCATTTTTTTCTGGTTCTTCTTCTTTCTTTTCTCCAACTGATAAAACTTCTTCTATATCTTCTGGGTCTAACTTGCTTAAAAGTTGTTTTAGTAAAATCTTGGTTTCATCATCCATTATTTCATAGCCTTTGCTAACTGTAGGTTTTTGTATAATTCGCTCATATGCTTACAAGAAGAAGCTAAATATGTTATTCTATTTGCTCTTTGTTGTGCATAATTTTTAAGTTTTAGTAAGCCACTAGCATAATCATCATTATTTATAGCTTGAGAAAACTGACTTTCCCAAGAACCTCTAAATTGTTGTTCTTTGCCTGAGATTATTTGTTTTAAAACATTTGAAGCCCAGTCAACCCTAGCGTTTTCTCTGTTGTAGCATCTTTGTAAATAAAAAGAAAAGCCGCCCAAAGTAATAGCTATTTCAGCACAATCTATTGGAGATAACTTTTCCATCTGCTCTCTTGTCATAGATAGGTATTTTTTAACACTATCATCGCCTTGCTCTTGAAATTGAGATAAACCTATTTTACCTTCATATTCATCAAGCATACTCTCAAGTTTATGCATTCTTGCTAACGGAGTATTATTTTGTTCTTCCATTGCTCTATGTCCTCATTATAGGGTAGTTCAATATGTGTTATATTATTTAGCCAACACCACTCTTGTTTATCTGCATCGTTTTTCTTTTGGTTAAGAAAGTCTCTTGCAGAAGCATGAAACATAGTATTAAACTTATAGTGCTGTTGTCCATGAACTTCTACTGCGAGCTTAATTTGGTTTATGTAGAAGTCTAAGTATTGAGTCTTGCTGCCTCTTGGCTTGATAGGAACTTCCTCTAAAATCTTCATTGTAGGAAACATCTCATATAAAATTTTTCTAGCCCTAACGTGTAGTTTAGACCTAGACCTTTTATCTGTAGCCGTAACTATTTGTCCGGTTAGTTTCCACGCAGTGATATTTCCCTCCAAGTCTCTTACCTTCATGATATACCTATTATTTCAAACACTTGTTGTTTTAGTTCAGTGTAATACTCAGGATTGTTTTCTAGATAAGTTGCAAAATTAGACATCCCTTGAACCTTCTCACCATTCGGTAATTTCATCCATGTTTTTCCCTCAACAACCCCAAAGTCTTTGGCTAATTGAGCGAGTTCATATTCGTTCCATATGCCTCTGCCATATTTAATAATACTGCTTACTTTTTGACCCGGTGCTCCAATCGCAGAATTTTCTACAACCCAAAAGACTTCTTGACCAATTTGTGTTTCTCCCTGCATTAGTGGTTTTTTATGTGTTGCCCAAAGTTTAACATCCTGTGCATATTTGAGGGCATTTCCCGATTTCTCTACCTTACTCTTGCCTGCACCAAACTTATTTATATTTGCCATAAGATGGGTGATTCCAACAAGCGTGACCCTATTGATTGGAAGTACATTTGCAAACCTTCTAGTAAACTTACTTAAATAACGATTCATTGCTGCTACTTGAGTATCGGTAATGTCTCCCACAAGTTCTGCTTCTGCTGCTAACGCAGAGAAAGAGTCAATTACGCAAACAGCATGAGGGTCGTTATGAATAACGTTATCAAAAATGCCTAGATATTTTTCTCCAGATAGAATATTCCCCTTCTTCGATCCTACAACCTTAAAATGCTCAGGTGAATAGTCTAGCCCGTTGATTCCTTCTAGGTCTCTCTTTTTTAACCTGCCTTCTATATTTCCATAGTAAACGTTTCTTTCTTTTTTTTCTTCTGTTTTTACCGCTTGTGCGTTTTTACAAAACTGTAAAGCATGAACGGTCTTACCAATCTTTTCTGGACCTGTCATAATAAATAGACATCCCTCTGGAACACCACCACCCAATGCAATATCAAGCTTTGGACTTACTGATATAATTGGAGGCGGGTTATCAACTATGAAAGAAGCATCTAATAAAACATCCCCATACTCTTTAATAATATCTGTTGTCATTCTAAATCCTTGAGTTTTGATATGATAGACTTTTTCTTATTGTTTGATTCAAATGTTTTCTTTTCGGAGAAATCATATTCAATCTTCTGGGCTATCTTTTTAGCCACTTCTTCCTTACCCTTATATTCTTCGATTACTTTCTTTAAAAAAGGACTTCTTAAAGAATAGCATTTCCACATTCTTTTATCATTTAAAGCAGATATGATTACATGCTCACCATACTCTTTGATAAGTTTGTTAGCAAGAGTAATTTGATATTTATAGAATTTAAGCCATTCTTTTAGTTCCCAAAATTTTAGTGGCAACTCTTTTCCTTCTGTTCTAGCTTTCTTTTCACATATAAGTTCTGTGATATATTGTCCTGAATGAACATAGCCATTAGGAGAATATCTGGACGGGTAACGGCTCTTTTCCGTTCTCTTTTTGCCCATTTCTATTCCTCTTCAAAGATTGTAAATATACCTTTCTTTTTCTTATTGTCTTCTGCACTAGCTAATCTTTTGTTTCTTAGCTCATCTGACCTAGATGCTTGAGCAGGGGTCATAATGTTTACCCCTTTGTTATTCTTACCGGCACTCTTGTTGATAAACATGGTAGCTTTTTTTCTGCCGTTTTTATCAATGTTTACCACCTCTTCTGTTTCATCGCTGTCGCTATCAATACGAGTTTGAGTCAAATCGTTATTTTTAACATAATTCTTAATTGTATTAACATGTCTGCCTAAGAAATTTGCTATTTCTTTAACATCCTCACCATCATTTTGATATTTGGTTTCGATAGTATATTTTTCTGCATCTGTAAGTTTGTTTACTTTACTCATGACGATTCCCTTTCTGCATTGTTAAGCCATGCGGCGTTTTTGGTTTTTAAAAAATTTGTATAGTACCTGAATACTTTTTCGTTAGTTATTTGCATAGACCAAGCTGGTTTGCCAGCATGTCTAAGTTGTTTATGGCTACTACCTTCTGAATACATACCAATAGGATTATAAAGCTTTCCATACTTGCCTCGTTTTACATAGTATGAAGTCTTTTCTCCCTTTGTCATCAAGATAGCATAAGCATCAATAAATTGAAATGGATCATCTTTTTCTATATCAAAATCCATCAAAGGCATATTGTCATCGTCAAGATAGTCTTCCCTACCAGACCAAGTGTAAACCTTAATTTTTATATCTTTATTTTCTTTTTTCTTTCTGTTTATTACAAATTCACTCATTTTTTTTACCCTTTCTCTTTTTTTGTATTTCTGATTTGCTTAGGCTTGGCAGACTACCATCTTTTTTAGATAGACTCATTCCGTCTGGTAGTTTTTCTTCTAATGTATTTTCTGGTTTTGTAACAAAACTTTCAGACATATCTTCTACTTGATATTTGCCATAAAGCTTTGTTTGCTTGTCTGCATACTCACCAACAGTCTTTGCTTCATGTAAACCCTTGATATAATTAGGGGTAACATTATCTGCGTTAAAGTCTCTGTACACCTTTTTTTTAGTGTTACAGTTCGGACATTTAATGTTTTTTAACTTTTTATCGTATTCATTAAATTTCCAAGTTCTAGTAAAACCAAAATTGCAACCCTCACAATATAAACTATATTCTGGCATTATTTCTCCTTTTCTTCATCTAAGAAATGCCGTTTAACATCTAAACATTTTTTACAATAGACCTTAACTGCTCTAATGTTAAGACCTTCTTCGGAAAGCTTTAATCTAAAAGACTTGCTTCCTTTACGATACCTGCCCTCAACTTCAACTTCTGGAACAATAGCTGTTACCTTGTCTCCGTTACTTAGCATCCTATGACAGTTATCGCACTTTTTATATTCATACATATATTTTCCATTCTTCGGGTATACCATGCCATTGTGATAAACCAGCATAAAAAGAACTTGGATCAGGCTCTACAGGTTTTTTAATAAGTTTCATACCGGCTTCTTTTGGGTTTCTGTTTGCTTTTTTTGTATTACATCTAGAACAAGCTATTACACAGTTCTCCCAAGTGTGTGCTTTTCTGACAGTATCAAATCTACTTTTGGGTTCTATATGATCTATTGTAGCCGTTTCTGGTCTAAGGTTGCACATGCAGTACTGACACTTTCTTTCATCCCTTATTAATAAGTTTCTTTTTTTTAAGGTGATGATTCTTTTTCTTTTAATATATCTTCCCGTTACAGCAACAGCAGGCAAAGCAAAAGATTTTCCACCAGCAGATTCAATATGGTCGTCTTTGTAGTATTCTATAACCCTAATTCCTTCTCCGATTATTTCTTTACCAATTATTTCTAAACATATAGCCCTTTTCCAATTTATAACCGTCAAAGGGGTATAGTCTTGATTTAAAATCAGGCAGGATTTATGCTTTTTCATATTACAATTATACTTCGGTAAGTGTATAAAAAAACCCCCAACAAAAAAATGATGGAGGTTTTATCTTATTTTTCGATATAAACAGTTACATCCTTCTTAAAAATCAGGGAATAACCCTTTTCGCCTGATTTTATTTCTACAGCATCGGAAAAAATTTCACTTAGCTCAACAAGCTTGTCAAAGGTTTCTTTAGAAATCCCAGCCTCTTTCAATAACTTGTTTAGTAGTAGTTCAGATAAACTCACTTAACTACCATATTATTAGAAGGCAGCAACAAGGGCCAAACTTCATCTAATTTCGCACAAGCTTCTGCCAAGTCATTTTCGGCACACCCATCATGCAATGCTTCCCACATGGTGACTAGCTCTGTCATACTAGGAGGTTCGTCTACAGGGTTTGGCACTACAGGCTTGATAATAGGTTTTGCTTCCCAAGTCTTTTTTATAAAACTTTTTATTGAAGCTGCAATATCTTTTGCTTTAGAAGAAATTACAGGAAACACTAAAATAACACCTAAACCAATAAGTGCTAAAGTTACTCCATCCATGCCTTTTATAAAATCTAATAAGCTTTCCATTTTATTTAGTCTCTCTAAGAGTGTCGCCCACAACCCAAGCTACTACAATACTAACAACGCCAACGACTTGTTCGACATTCAACTCATAGCCAAATAATTCTGACGATGCAACTGCCACCAAGCCGACTGCTGAAACCCAAAAACGTCTTGAGGTCAACAAAGATTTAATCTTATTCATTTAATTACCCTTTCTTATAAGAATCATCACTAAGCAACTCAACTAATTCTTCGTTGCTTAAACTAGATAAAGAATCCATTATGCCTTCATAAATTAATCCGGCTTGGTCTTTATCTTTACAATTTTTTTGAACGACTTTCCAAATTACAAATTTTTTAATCGCTCCCAATGATGCAAGTCCTTTTGCGGCTCTTTTTTTAGAACCATATAGCTTCATTACAATTTTAATAATTTGAACTATTATATTAACAATAGTAATTATTGTAACTATATCAAAACCATATCCTTGACTTTTAGCAATTTTTTTAGATTTACAATGAGATATGTATGCTAGTTCTTGAATATTCATTACCTACCTCCAAATAACCTATAAAAAAACCCTCCTCTTCTACTGCTATTTACCGATCTTGAAGTCGGGCATCTTCCATTTGGACAATCTTGTACAGAAACGACAGGGGTAGGTTCTGAATAGCCGCACTTAGGATTATGCTTGCAGCTTTCACCAGACTCTACACACGGACATTTTGTTTTATGACCATCGCCATGAATAACATACCCTTTACCTTCGCAAATACATTTGTCGCTATCGGGGGTTGGTTTTGGATTATCATCCTTATCAACATATTTTTCAATAGCGTCAACAGTCTTATCCTTGTATTCTTCAAACACTGAATCATACTCTGGATTATACATTTTCCAAGCAAAACCATAGAATAAATCCTTTAATTTTTGGTTTTCTTCCTCTGTTATTGGTTCTTTCTCATCCTGTTTACCAACAACTTCTGCCATAATAGCAGCAGCGGCAGGCGACCATTCAGGATACTTGCCACTATTTTCACCCTCAAGAACTTCATCACCTAAATATTTAAGGTAGTATTGGAGTTCTAAATTGTTTTTAATATCAACCTTATCATACTCTTGCCACATAGCATAGAACATGCCTGCATATTCAGCAGAATCCCCACCTTCTACAGTGGGAAGTCCAGATACGAGTTCTACTATCTCATCACTAGGTCTTTCTAACTTACTTGGCACGATATTTTCTCCACGACTTGACCAATAAATAGCAAATCCAATTAAACCAAGTCCTAAAATCAATCTTAAATTATCACTCATGACCATCCCCCTAGTCCGTAATCTGGTAATTGTTTGGCGGGAAAACCCTTTACAGAACTGTAAGCAAATGTTCCTCTTGCAGCTAAAATAGATTTTGCATCTTTTTCTCTTACCCAAAAACTTCCATCTGGTTGTCCATGACGTTTTGGCCCTCTATTCCACGGACCCCAACTGTTCTGTATCAAGAATAGCATTTCATCATAAACTTCTCCGGTATCATCACAAGCAATCCAAGCCATAGCGTGATTCCAGCCTTTGCCTCTTTTGGCTATACCATACTTGTCTCTTGTGCTACTAAAGCCGATACCGCTACAACCTGCTAGTCCATAACCATTAGCAATAGCATCTCTTGCTTCCTCGATAGAAGATATAAGAGATATGGTTTCTACAGGATGTTTTGATGCTTCATTAATATAAATAGATTTTGGAATTCTTTTTTTAGCACCAAGAGAAGAATTATATTTTGAAAGATCACAATCAGGATATTTCTTTCTTAGTAAAACACCACCTTGTGAATTAACGTATCTAGAGCCTCCACTACAGGTCATTCCTTGTCCCATATGACTTCTTGACTGATAAACATTTTCAGTGGCACTTCTAGTAATAAAAGCTTCTGTCTCACCCTTTATATCAATCTCTACTGCTCTAGTAATATCTATAGCATTTCTAATAGCGTGTGAAACACAATCGCCAGTAGTTTGTCTTTCACTAGGTCCAAAATTAGGATCAAATTTTAACAAAGACTTAAAAGGAAGGCTTAACTTACCCTTTCCACTTTCTTCTAGCTCATATGCTGCTGCACCAAACATAGGCATAGGCAACTCACCAAGAAGCTTTCTAACATCTTCTGGATCACACTCAGCACCTAGAAGCCCGTTTTCATAAGCTTCTAATAAATCTTCTGGATTATTATAGTCCATTTTAATACCTCTTTAACATTTTGACCAACCGCAAGAAGTACACTGAACACAACCTTCTTGCCTGATTAGAGTTTTACCACCACATTCTGGACAACACCCTTCTTCTTTTGCACCGTCTGGAATATATTTTTTCAATGCTCTAGACATGCTTTTGGCAAAAGAATTCATATCGCCTTTAACTTTTTCTAACTGTTGAACAATCATTTGTATATCAGCACCACTTCTTAATGCTGTAGAGGTCATTCTAGTTAGAGCATCTTCTTCTTCACTACAGGTTTGATTGATAGGAGATAGTTCAAGACCGTCTTCCAAAATAGCTTTGTAAACACCTTTTGGACGCCCCAGCTTAATAATAGTGCCTTTTTTAATCTTTTTATCAATAAAGCCGTTCTTACCAGCAAAAACTTCGTATACTTCCCCTTTATAAAGACCTACAAGAACAAAATATTCTTCACCCTTTACCTTAATGTGATAAACATCACAATCTAACTCTTTTGGTCTTTCTTCTGGAAGCCCAGATTCTTCTTTATTTTCTATAGAAGAACTAGCAGAAAGAACCGCTGTCATTGTTCCTGCTCGATAAGTAGTAAATCCTTTGATTCCTTTTTTCCAAGCCTTAAAATAAACATCTTGGAAATCTTCATAAGGATATTCATTTGGTAGATTAATAGTTTTAGAAATAGCAGAGTCAACCCATTTGGCAAATATAGACATAGTGTTTACATGAGCGTCAACATCTAAGTCCATAGTGCAAGAAGCCCAAGCTGCTTCTGCGTTCCATTTATCAATTCCCCTTAAATAAGATACACCATAATCCTCTATCCATTCTTCCTTTAAAAGCCCTCTTGTGCGGTCAAATTTCCATACTTTTCCTTCAAATTTAGTTGCCAAAAGGTTCTCATCCCCCTCTTTTACCCACTCCCACTCTATGGCGGAGGCATCAGCAGGCAAATCGAACTTCTTGTTTTCCCAATCGACATTCTTAGGCACTCCAAGACCATCAGGATGTGTTGGCTGAATAGATGTTCTAAAGTACCCATGCATAAATAAGGGTTCCAGACCGCCGCTAACAAGGTTTGCATAGCAGGAGCTATTTCCAGTCGGTTGAATAGATGTGACATGAGAGTTTCTCATTCCGTACTTTTTAATCAATCCAATAGTATCAACATTAAGATTTTTAACAAACTCTCCACTTAAATATTTTTCTTCATCATAAAGAGGAAAAGCACCTTTTTCTTTTGCCAATAAAGCAGACGCTTTGTAAGCCTCATTGGTAATAAAATTCATAAGATGCTCTGTCATTTCTAGAGCCTTTTTACTACCATATTTAACTCTAGCCATAATAAGGGCAGAACCATAACCCATAACTCCTAAACCTATTCTTCTTTTATCCATTAGGTTTTTCTTTTGGGATTTTAATGGAACATTTGTCTTATCGTTAACATTATCCATAAATCTGACTGCTTTATTGATAACAGATTCTAGTTCATCGTATTTCCAATCTTTCTTTTCTGGATCAATAAAATGAACTAGATTAATAGAACCTAGCAAGCACACCCCACCAATAGGTAACACTTGTTCTCCACAGGGGTTTGTAGCATTAATATGTTCACAATAATGAAGATTATTCATTCTATTCATATTGTCAACAAAAAGAACACCGGGTTCATTTCTGTTGTATGTATTGTCCATAATTAGATTCCAAAGTTCTTTTGCAGAATCAAAAGTATGATGCGTTACACAAGCTTCGCTATCACTTTCGTTACTAGCTTCTGCTACTTCTACCCATTTATCAATATCTCCATCCCACTCTTTTTTATAGAGTTTTGGATATTCTTCGTAATTTGGAAAACGTAAATTCCAAGACCTGTCTTTATTAACAGCTTCCATAAATTCATCTGTACACAAAATAGACATATTAAATTTAGAAAGACGGCCGGGAGTTTTTTTTGCTTCAATATATTCAATAATATCAGGATGCCAGCAACTCATAGTTACCATTTGAGCACCCTTTCTAATAAAATTCTTTTGATCTTTTCTTGATTTTTTACTTGAACCTGCTGTAATAATTTCTGACGACTTATCCCATAGTTCCAAAAACTTTACTGCTCCCGGAGATTGATTAGCAATACCACCAATATGAGAACCACAAGGACGCATTACGTTGGCACAGAAGCCATAGCCGCCTTCACTCTTGAGTATCTGTGCTTGCTTGGTTAGAGTCGCATAGATGCCCTCTATGGAGTCTAGGTCTGCACCTTCAAAACCATCTACAAAACAATTAATATAAGTAGTTCCCTTTAATCCTGTGCCAGCATTACTTGTAATTCTTCCACCAGGAACAAACTTAAAATCCTCTAAAATATCATAAAAATCTTCTTCGCATCTTTTTCTAACAACTATGTCTTTTTCTACAGAAGCTAAATCGACTGCTGTTCTTTTCCAAGTACATTCTACGCTCTCATCACCACTAAACTTATATTTTTGATACCACGTTTCTTCTGAAAACGAATTAGTAAACCTAGACATTTTATATTAATCTCCTGTTGTCCTGCATTAATAAAAAAACCCCAAGTATTTATACTAACCTCTACTTTGTTAATACAAATACTGGGGGGTATTGTACGGTTAAGCGACACGTTTTGTTATAGAGACTGGTAGATTTACGAGTAATAAATCTTTTTGTTATAAACAAACTTTAATTAAATTTTATCTATCAGTCTACTTGTAATTATTGACCGGAGTGTGCCGCTTTAACGGTGAATAAAAATTCGCTCTTTATCTCCAGCCACTATTATTATACACCCCTCAAACTAACAAAAAAGTTACCTGCAACTTTTAAAATAATATTTTATTGAGGTTTTGCAATATCGCGACCGCAATAGTACAAATCTATTGGTGGACAATAGAGTGGTGTATCCGAAATAACATTTGTCATACCGCAAAATTTAATTTTTACACCAGCCTCTTTAAACATTTTTTTTGATATTTCAAAACTTTTTCTCCAACGTCCCACGCTAGGTGTGTCTTCCTCATCAAAAGAAACTACTTTTTTTATTCCACTTTGAATAATCATAGCCGCACACTCACTGCATGGCATAAAAGGATATGTATAGATGGTACAACCTTTTAAAGATTTATTAGCAAACAGCATGGCATTTCTCTCTGCATGTACCATATGTTTATATTTTTGCTCTCTATCTTCTAGTTTTTCTATTGTATCCTTAACACCTTTAGGAAAACCATTATAGCCAAGAGAAACAACCCTTCGGTTTTTATCTACTATGACCGCCCCTACTTTTGTACTAGGGTCTTTGCTCCAAGTAGATACTGTTTTGGATAGGGTTAAAAATCTCAAGTCCCATATATGCTTTTTTTTCATTTACCAAACTTCTTTCTTTTTTTTACAACGCAAGAGCAATACGCATAATAGTCTGCACTCGGTCTATCTTTACGATAAGTTCCATTAAAACCATTTTGATAGTGCTGATAACCCCTGCCATAACAATCTTTGCAATTTTTAGTTGCCCAAAGTTCTGCTAAATCAACATCCACTTCTCTATTCGACATTCTTACCTCCAAAAAAAAACAGAGCATAACCAAAACTAATTGATTATACTCTGTATTTTACGTTCTAGAGAAAACTATTTATTTTTCATCCGTCAGATGTTTGGTTAAAATCGAGGTCATAATATCAATCTTAGCATTAATATTATGTTCTAGCTTGTCAATCTTGCTCTCAATTTTGTTATCGAAAGTATCAATTTTTCTTTCCATAACCTCAAGCCTTCGATTGATTTCTGCATTAACCTTTTGCTCTAATAAATCTAATTTCCTATTATGGGAAACCACAGTTTTCAATAACCAAGCAACTACAGGAAGAAATATCAAAGCTGCTATTTCTAGTAGTGTTTTTATTAGTTCTAATAAGCCCATTTCCATAACGACCTCTCAATCACTATAATAATGGTTAATATTAGCCCCAAAGATATCTTGGCTTATACTCATCCTGAACAGGTTCAGGAGCACCGTCACGATATTGTAATTCGCCAGGTACATCTTGAGTTGGATTAGCAGCATTATCAGTTCCGCTTGTTGCTACAGCAGCAGAAACGTCACCAGTAAGACCAATATCCCAAGCACCAGTAGCAGCAACGGTAACAGCAGGATCAAATACCCCAGAATACTCATTCCAACCACCAGTTCTAACAGCAGTCTTATAGAAGTATGTATTAACTGTTTGTACTTGATGGATTGATTGACCAGCATTTGCAGAATTTGAAGCACCACCAATAAGGTAATCGTTTGAAACGCCTGCAAGATCATCCGTTACTCTTACAATAACTTGATCGCCACCATTGAAAGCACCGCCCGATAAAGGCGAGTCTACATATGGAAGACCAGATACAACAGTAATGTATGTGATACTATTATTGCCTAAATTTACAGCGTCAGCTACAAAACGTGGATCAGTAATGTTACCACCAGCACGAATTGTTCCAACATCGTTGTTTACACCACTTGGTAAACCACCTACAAGTGCGTCATCTGCACCCGCAGAAATATTCCAGTTACTCATTATATTACTCCACTATTGGAATAATCAATTCCTCTAACTCCTACAATAAAAATCCTATTCCTTATCAAAATAATTACACCAAAATTCTAAATCGTATACTCTTAATCCGAAAAAGTCAGACCTTTTTACAATACCAACCTGCTGTTCATGCCAAAGAAAACCATTGTAAATTACAGACATTTCAGTATTTTTTTGTATTAGTTTTGCATTTATTACTGTGTCAAAAAATGATTCTCTGTGGTAAGCAATACAAGGATAACATATATCTATGCCTACAGAGTAATATAATTTACATAGGTTGGTATAATTTAAATTGGAATCACTATCAATAAAAATTCTAAGGGTTACTCCGTAGTCTCTACAAATACTTAATGCAGTTTTAATTTCTTTTAGTGCTTTTACGGGAGACTTTTTCATTAGATAATGATTAGGGACATAATCTATAGCATTTATACCAGACTTAGCATAATTGAGAACCATATAATTTCTTGCTTTAGAAGAAGAATGCCCGCATGGATAATCTATTGGAGATGATACAACAAATCCTTCTGGCAGGTATTCTTTAATTTCTCTATACATATTAATAGGTATAGACATACCCTTCATTCCTAAGTCCATAGACCTATAAACTAAAGATAGTTCTTTAGAGTAATCGTTAATTACCCTGTTGTAGTTGCAGTATTCTATATACATTACTTAACTATGCCGTCAGAAAACCCGTAAAAAACAGCTTCTTCGGCAGACAAATACCAATCACCGTTGCTTATCTTTCTTTTTATATAAGCTTTTGTTTTCGAGAGGTTGTATTCTTTTTCTTTAAAAAAGTAACCAGTTTTATAGCATTTCTCTGCATAAATTCTAAGCATTTTTTCGCAGTTTTTCTTGTCAACTAAAGAGTAATTTTGAGCACTAAGATAGTCTCCTGAATTATCAGTGGAACCAAAATGACACATAAACATAGCATTTGGAGTAAGGAGCCTTTTGGTTGCAGATTGCAATATTATAGTTCCCATTGAGCAAACTTGTGAGTATCCTACAACAGTGGTTTTGCACCTACAGTTTTTAATTGCATCATATATCCCCATTCCAGCATACCAACAGCCACCGCCTGTTTGCAAATAGATAGTTATGGGGTCTTTGCTAAAATTCTTTAGAATATTAATATTCTTTATGAAGTTTTGTAGCATCCTATGGTCTACACCACCAGATTCACCAGAATCATCAAACTCATTTATGTAAATTTCCCTATTTTTAACGTCTATTCCGTAACTATGAATTTCTCCAACGCTATCTCTAATATTAGTCATTAATTTCCTCTATGGTATTTACTAGAGTATTTCTAATATCGTTCATTACATCACGATCTATAAACATCTTACCTATAGCTATTCTAAACCTATAAGGAGTCATTATGTCTAAAGATTCTACCCCCTCACAATCTTCAATAATATCTCTAAAATCTTCATATAATTTAAAGTTAGAATGTCCAACCCAAAATTTAAAGTGGTTACTAGCTAAAGATTGTTCTGTAAGAGGTAGTACGCCAAAAGGGGTCATTATAGTTTTTACTGGTTGAGAAAAGAATGGTACTTCTTCTACTATTTCATCTTCCATTTCTATTTCAGCATCTTCTATTGCATCATTATATATTTTTCTAGAAGAGTTTATTTCTTCATTATTGTAGGCATCTATCCATCGCTCCCAGTATATATCAAATACATTGGGGTCAGGTTTAGGAAATTCATTAGACATTTTGTTCCTCCAAGTTATTTGTTAGGGACACTCAATATTATATACACCTCGGAGTATTTGTTATTCTGAATGTCTAATTGTGCTAAAAACATCAGATGCGGAAACGGCAACATTTTTATCTTTTTTATTAAAATTTACAACTTGAGAATTTAAATATTCTATATGTTCTGCTAATTTGATATTAAATTGTAGTTTATCTTCATCTTCACCAGCCCAAACAGAAAGCCCCTGCGTTACAAAAGGAGCTAATTCTCCTGCTGCTATATGCATTAATAGCAAAGCAAGAGTATTTATTGTTTCTTCTGAGATTTCATATATTTCTGACTCAACAGAAAAATCACCGCTACTAGCATTAAAAAGTATTTCAATTCTACCTGAAATATCTAAATCTTCTTCTGTTGGTTTTTGTATTTGTTCCTCCTGTTCTGCTACTTCGGGTTTTTTAGATAGTTGTTTTTTTATAATGTCAATAATTCCGTCTAACATTTTACACCGTCTTATCAAAATGAGTTCTGTTTACTTTTACTGCTTTCGCACACTTTGGCAAATCCTTGAGTGATGTAGCACCAACGTAAGCACAACAACTTCTTAGTCCGCCTTCAATATCTTTAATTATGTTATCAACTGGTCCCTTGTAAGGAATTGTTTTGACTCGTCCTTCGCTGGTAGCATAATTATTCATACCATCGTTATGTTTGTTTTGGGCTTTTTCTGAGGACATGCCATAGAAAAGTAAACTTTTCTTTTGTTTAGACATTTTAGGTAGCATAACGTGCGGAGAGTCCATTACGTCCTCATGAGGAATATTGACAATACCTCCACCTCTAGCCAGTGTTGCAACAAAGTCATCGGGCCAAATGTCGAGTTCTTCTCTAACCCATTCTCTATCTTTATCAAGGTGATATTCCCACTCGCCCTCACACTCATCTGTTCCTGCCAGCATACCGCCCAGCATCACAAAGTCAGCATTAGCCGCGAAAGCCTTGCACACATCAGCAGGTATCCTGCACCCGCCATCAGCACAGATCAGACCCATTCTGCGTTCGCCACTCTTGAGTCCATGAGCAGCGTGACTACATTCAATAATCGCAGATAGCTGTGGGTATCCAACCCCTGTCTTGAGTCTGGTTGTGCAAGCACTTCCCGGTCCAATACCAATCTTTACAATATCAACGCCCCCATGAAGAATCAACTCCTGAACCATCTCTGGTGTGCAAACATTTCCTGCCATAATAATAGAGTTTGGGAATGATTCTCTAACATCATTACAGAAACCAACAAACTTTTCGGTGTAACCATTGGCAATATCAATGCAAATATTTGGCGAATAATGCAGGCTTTCTGAAATTTCCATTAGTTTTGGAATTTCTGATGAACCCATACCAATACTAACCCAAACATTTTTTTCAACGTTATAGTAATCAAAGTAATCGTTAATCTTTTTTGTACTATAATGTTTGTGCAGACAAGTAATCATTTCGTGAGCATTAAGAGTGGTTCCCATCTTAAATGTACCAGTCGTATCCATATTTGCTGCCATAATTGGCAAACCTATCCATTCTTTAGGAGAATGAAAAAATTTGTAGGTTCTTTTTAGATCAACTTCTTTTCTACTAGCAGCAGGCGATCTTGCAGGAACAAGCAGAATGTCGTCAAAGTCTAGCTTGGTTTCGTCCACTATTTTCATTTAAAAATTCCTTTGATTCTTTCCCATAGCGTTTTAGTTTTTCCAGACTGCCTTGCAAACCTTGCCAATCTGTTTTGCTTTTCTGCTTCCTTTTGTATATCTTCAATATACTTATTGTTCTTCTTTTGGATAATTTTTTGTATTTTAAAGAACTCACTATCGCTTTTTCCAATGTCGCCCCTCATACGCCAGTACTCCCAATTCCATCTTCGCCACGATCACTGCTTGAGAGTTCATTAACAACCACTATTTTGATATCTGGTACTTTTTGAAATAATATTTGAGCAATACGGTCTCCCTTTTTGATTTCAACATTATTAAAACCCCCTGCGTGTGGAACAGAAGTATTGTATAAACATACCATTATTTCACCGCGATAACCAGCGTCTATAACTCCTGCTAACACATCAATGCCTGATTTTACAGCAAGCCCTGATCTGGGCCAAATCAGTCCTACCCATTCATCGGGCATTTGAATAGAAATACCAGTTTTAACAGTTCTTCTTTCTCCTTCATGAATAGTAATATCTTCTGTTGAATACAAGTCCCATCCCGCATCAGAGAGATTGCTTCTTGTAGGAACTTTAGCACCTTTGTTAATAAGTTTTACCTTTATGCTTTGACCTGTATCTTCGGGCATTGCATCAATTTCTTTTAACTTATTTAATAGATCAACAGTGTCATTGAGATATTTTTGTCTTGCTTCATGGTCAGGATGCGATTTATATACCATATTATTCTCCTACGAAATTTTGTGCTGTTTTTTTCCAAGTAAGTTCTTGTGCGGTTCTTAAACCTTCTAAATTAAAAGTATGTCCTCCGATGGCTTTCCATCTTTGATAAAAATCTCTAAGATGAGTTACAAGTTGTTCAAAAGCATTGTCGTTTATAGAAGCCCAAGTTCCAACGTCTCCCATAAACCACTTACCATCATAAGCAACTTCTTCTGAATCAATTTCAATCAACATAGAGTTAGAAGTCTTGCAAAACTCAGTGTGTGCTGAGTAATTAGTTGTTATTACATCTTTTCCCATAGCCATCATTTCTAAAAGTTCAAGATTCCAGCCTTCCGATCTAGCTGGAAAAACACCACAGTCTGTTTTTGCCATTATTCTTGCTAGTTCCTGTTGATATTGTACTCTGGGGATCATTTTGATGTTCGGTGCTTTGTACATTGATTCCCAATAGTTCTTTTCATTTTCATTTAAAAATGGATTTTCTGTCATCATCCATAGTTCTACATTTTCACCATTAGAAAAAGCTTTCTTAAATGCTTCATGGAGTATGTCGTGACCTTTTCTTTGTTCCCATTTTCCACAATTAAAAAATACGCACTTGTCTGTTTGTGTTTTATTCGGATAAAATATTTCTGTATCAACACCACAAGGATTGACAAAGATAGGAACTGTAACGCCGTTTTGCAGACAAATCTTTTTAGCCCATTGAGAAGCCACAAATAATGTATCTACTGAATTGAGATTAGACAGTCTTCTTGTATCAAATTTATTTATTTCAAAAAACGGATAGGCAAAATACGGCCCTTTGCCAACCCTTTCAGCTAATGCAAACTCATGCCATATTTTAAGACACGGTGCATTAGGATCAAAAGCTGCCTGCATATGTATAGATTCTTGCAGAGCAGTTTCTTCCCAAGTGTCTGTAGCACAAGGTGGAGCAAGTGCCGCAGTGCTTGCCATAGGCCAAAGTGTTGTTTCCACTCCAAATTTTTTAAAAGATTTCCATATATTGTATCCAACTACCCCATACCCCAAGCTATTGATCGGTGCTTGAAGATTAATTCTTTCTAACATAAAATCTCCTAAATTGCATAAAAAAACCATGCGGGTTGTCCCACATGGAATTATACTTTATTTTTTTCCTGTCGTTATTATCTTCTCCAAAAATTGTAATTGTAGTTGATACTAGGCTGTACTCCATAATAGTTAAAAGTTCTAACTTGTGGAATGTGGTAAAAACCTGCATTTACTCCCACGGTCACATTTCTTCTGTAAGGATCAACATAAACATTGTTTACGTTCAGAGTTGTGCCTTGTGGAATCCAAACAACATGTGGTTGATAACCAATAACCCTGTGACTATGGTTATGCCAAGGCCAGTGTGCGTTTGCCGTAGAGCTAAAAAGCAGGAAAGCAAACAGGGAAATTATTATATTTTTCATACTATATCCTTTAAAATATTCTTAGAGTCTTCTTTTACGATACTGTGAGGTCTGCCATCCGTAGCAGTGTATCGCGTTAGTTTTATCATGTCAAGATGATCGTAAATAGTCCAAGCCAAATCTTCTGGCCCGCATCTACCTTGGTCAAAGTCGTCAGCATTAGGACTAGATGCCCCAATAGTGCGTCCCATTTCATAGCTACCGCAACTAATCAT